AAGACTTGAGGATTTCAAGTATAGTTTTGACAGACTTTTTACCGTCAAAAACATAATCTTCAGGGTGCATGATATGTAGATTTTTCATTGTAAATCCTCAAAGCGTTCGTGTGCAATTTTGGCGGCAAGTTCTTCTAATTCTTCTTGAGTAAATAGAGGACGAAATTGTTCTTTTGCCTCTAATTCTTCTAGAACTTCATCATAAATTGATTCAAGAATTGCTTCATTATGTAAACATGACATGATTAAATTGCCTCAAATTGGTTAACAACAATGTCCTCTAATTCTGATAGTCTGTTATCATCAATTAGGGAAAGATAGTCTACTAAAATCTCATTTAAGAGATTCTCTCGTTTATACTCAGGATAGTCAGATAGTAGACAATCTATTACATCTGACTTGAGATTTAATACTCTTGACATATTAGAAATCCTCCAATGTTAGGTTATTAATTGCATCAAATACCTTATTTTCCATTGAGTCAAATGTTAAATTATCATACAAATCGTTTCTGTATTTGTTTACATTAGGATGACTCAATAGTTTAGTTAATGATTGATGTTCTTCGATTGATAGTTTAATTAGTGGCATAAATTAGTCCTCCTCGTTGTTAATTTCTTTGATAGAATTGATGTCCCATTCTGATACATACTCATCAATTACCTCGTAATTGTTTATATTAGCATGTGCTAATTCTCTTGCTTCGTCCTCATTTTGTGCATCAACTTCAATGGTGAAGTAGTTAATCTCTGCACACTCTATTAGATAACTTTTCATACTAATTACCCTCTACTAGTGAAGAGAATTGAGGGATACCTTTAGTATTATCAGTAACAATGAAATCAAAGTTATTAACTCTGTTAAGTATATCATCACCCATATTAAATGATGATACAATTCTTTTAGTTTGTGTTACACCGTTAAATGTAAGAATTCTAAGGAATTTATCAGTAATGTTAACATTACCCCATGTTTTTACAGGGTAGAAATCAACAACAACTGAACCAGATTTAGATTGAATTTGCATAATAAAGAATGAATAATGTTTGCTGCTGACTATTAAACACCGAGGTCTAATAGTAAATCTTTTAGATAATCTTCAGCACAATCTTGTGCATCATAGATGTTATCAAAAGAACCGAGATTGACCTGATCGCCAACGATACAACCTTTTGAATCGTCATAAATCATAGTTCTAACCTCGAAACGGTCTCCACCGTAATGATAGATCGCTAGATTTGGATCTAGATCATTTTCTCTACGATAAGAATCGAAGACAGAGGTGCGAACACCTTGTGTCCACTCAAAACCTAGGTAATCGTCACATAGGTTGATGGACTGGGAAAAAAGAGATTTAGTAATTGAATTATTCATACTATAAGTATGACACAGAATAGGGCAAAAATCAAGCGATCTTGTGCCACTTTGTCTACTGGTTTGCTACCTCATCTAGATCTATAATTAGTGGTTCAAGTTCATCCATCTCGTTATCACTTAGGTCTATTGCCATTTGTTCATAACACCAGAGCAATAGATCTGCTTGATGTTTAGTTACTGTAACAGATTGTGCAGTAGTTGTTGTCATTGAAGGGATTGTAATTTGAAGATGAAAGTGTTAGTTATTTAGTGATAAATTCAAATATTAAGTAATCTAAACTAACATTATATTTCTTGCATAATTGTTCATAATGCAGTAAACTATTCTTGTTAGTTTCCAGATCAAAGTGATCGGTTTGGATGATAAATTCATCATCATCTTTTAGATCATTAATGTGCATTAGTGTTCCCAGTAAAGTGCATTAAACTCAGCAATATTTAAATATTCTGGGTCATGTAATCTGTCTAACTGATTAACATCCTCCTCGCCATCATCATCATAACAAATGAATACAAATTCCTCAAAAAAATGTTCAACAGTAGCAACATTTAGTCTCTCTATACATCTTAGAACATCACCAATTTCTTGATCTTTCATATCACATTCATCAATACAAAATGCAATGTTTTGTTCTAACAATGTCATTAAATTAACCTCCTTGATTGTTAAGTTGTTTAGTGTAATCTTTAGTATTAGATGATATTAATTCTTCGTATGTTGTACATTTTTCAGAGGTAACATTATCAATTAACTCATCTAATGTTTCCTGGTCAAATGAATATTTAATCTCATCACATAACTCTTCTCTAGATTCAATTTCTCTTAGATCTTGTGTGATAGTTTGTATTACAAACTGTTCTAAAGATTTGTAGTCCATACTATCAACTTGTAACTGAACATACTGGTCAATTAGTTCATCCCATTGTTGTGAAGTTAGTGATTTAGGCATTAACAACAACCTCCCATAATTGAATGTAATTTGTTAACCAAGATCGCTGATTGTCTGTTAAAGTATCATCAGTATAGAGTAAATCATCAGCACTAATAAACTCTTTGTTTTCTAAAGTACACCAGTCGGATAATACTTCAGTCATAAATTCCATTTGATTCATGTTAACCTCCTAGTGAAAATTGTGGTGCATTAAGTATAATATCTCTTACTCTTTCTCTGTCTAAACTATCACCATCACCCCATGAATATTCGGGCATAGATGGATAAGTACACATTTGTAAGTATAACCAACTTGCTTCTAATATGATTTCTTTTGTAATACCTTTGATGGGATATAACCCATCTTCAGTATTATAAAATGACCAAACATAGTCTATGAATTCATGTAAGTTATTCATTATACTTTCACCTCCGCTTTAACATTAATTGTTTTAAACAATTCAATACACTTAAGTGCTTGTTTGTATGTCTGAAATGACATATACCTGAATTTAAGATCATCAGGGAAAGAATAACGAATAGTTGTGTTCATTGATTAGCAAGAATGAGAAGTTTACCTAGTAAGAGTGAATTAAAACGACAAGTTTGATCGTCTTTGTATTCTTTTTTAATCTCATTGAATACAAGTTCGATTAACTTTTCATACTCTTCAACTTGTAGATCATTGTGATCATTCAAGATTTCAGCACCCCACGCATATTGCACAGAGTCAGTTGCTGTTTCAACTGGTTGCATAAGTCCCTCAATTAGTACATTATCAATATACTCGTTATCTGGTGCATATTCAACCTCTCTTGTGCCACTTTGTTCACTGGTTTCTTTGATCCAGAATCCGTCACCTGTCATTTCCCATCCATCCGCAATACACTCATCATAGGTCATTTCTTTAGTCATTAACAATTTCCTCACCTAATTTGTTGAATGATTTGTTAAGAATAGGAACATATAATACACCATCATCTTTTAACATAGAAAGTGTACGCATTAACCAATTATTATTAGCAATGTGTTCACTTAATGTTAAATTAGTAAAATAAGTTTGTGACCAATTAGAATAGAATGGTGAGTCACTATATGTTAATTTGTGCATGAAATTACCTCTCTATCTAATAACAATGTCTTGTAAATATCCAATAGTTTACCTAAATCAACACCCTCTAAATCCATCCACTCTCTAACATAATCCTCGTTCAATGTGTCAGGGTTACCATCAACAAATGTAGGGCAACTCATCAAATCGTTATCATCATCTAACCAGAAATGACGACCAAAATGTAATGACATAAGCATGATAATTAGTCCAATAGTTTTTCAAAGAATGTTGTAATCTCAGATGGTAAATCTTCGATCATACCGTTATCTCTTAAGAGATCATATAATTTAATGAGTTGATATTGCTCATCAAATGTTATTTCAAATTTGTTCATATTAATCACCTTAAGTATAGATAACCACCTGCCCATCCTACAAACTTAGGATCATGCAGTTTAACTCTATCTGATATAATTCTAAGATCAAATCTTACATATTTTGTGTGAGGTGATTTCCAGGATGCTGGTTTATAAACTTCACCTGTATTCTTATCAACAAATGCGTGTACACTTCCATCTCTATAACCTGCTGGTGTGTTATAATACTCATTAGCATCACGATAATCTTGTTGTATAATTTTAATATACTTTCTACCAAATTCCATACGGAATTTCATTAAATTAGCAGTGCCATTATTAAGAGCATCTAACTGATCTTGTGCATATTGTGATAACTCACCATCATATCTTTCAGAATTTGCTGTTATCATTCTCTTATGATAATCTCTATAATTATCTTCTAATGCTCTGCAATATTGCCAAGTCCACTTTTCAATCTTCTGACTGAGTGTTAGTTTTTCTTCTGGAAAAACTGCGATTGTTGGGACTGCTGTTACCATAAAATGCCTTTAATTTGTTTACTCTTTTATTATAGTCCATCAAGGGCATCTGTCAGGGCATTGTGTACCACTTTATTTTCTGGCACACGCTCATCTATTAGTTTACTATATTCTTTATGCAATTCACAACCTATATAATGCCTACCCAAATCCCTAGCTACGACTGCTGTTGTGCCACTTCCCATAAATGGATCTAGTATAATATCACCCTTTTGTGATCCTGCTTTAATACATGGTATAATTAAATCTTCAGGGAATGTTGCAAAATGAGCACCTTTATATGGTTTCTTTGTTATACTCCAAACTGACCTTTTATTCTTTTTTGGATATGATTTAGTGAGACCAGTATGAGGATTTAATCCTGTACCTTTATTGTGATATTTACCATTAGTTCTATCACGAGTACCCCAATCTTTAGCAGGTTCCTTGATACTTTCATTGTCATAATAATAGTTCTTATTTTTACTTAATAGGAAGATATATTCATGTGATTTAGTACATCTATCTCTCACACTTTCAGGCATTGGATTAGGTTTATGCCATATAATATCTTGTCTTAAATACCATCCATCTGATCTTAATGCAAATGCTAACATCCAAGGGATGCCAATTAAATCCTTTTCTTTATAATTAGTGAGACGATTTGCTCTCTTTGGTGTATAATCAGGTAGGTCTTGTTTAGTCTTACTAAATGTTTGTTTAGGATATGATTTTCCAGGACGATAGTTATAATAACTATCACCTATGTTTAACCACAATGTACCATCATCAGCAAGACAATCTCTCACCTTAGATAATACATTAACCATTTCCTGAATATATTCTTCAGGTGTTTGTTCTTGTCCTATTTGTGAAGATTCCCCACCATAATCACGCAAACCGTAATAAGGTGGGGATGTAACACACATTCTAGGTTTATCACAAATACCTATGGTAATTTGTGATTTTAAAGTATCAAGAGTTTGGCGACAATCACCATATAATATAGTATTTTTCATTAATTAAGATTAACTCTCTTAATTTCAACATTTCCATACATTTCATTGATTGTTCTAACAGCAGAGTCATAATTTGTTGCTGGAACATCAACATTTAACAAACCCATATCGTTACGATAAAATGTAACTGTAGCAGTACGATAAGCAGTCATAATTAATAATTTAAGAGGGAGATACAGGTGGAACAGTTGTCAAACATTTAATGATTGCAATTTCAGTACCACCAAGTTTTGCTTCAATTAATACTTTAGCAGCATTTGGTGTTGATGCAAATACCTCATCAGTATACTCTTTGCGACCATGTGGTAGTTTTTTGTAAGTAACTTGTTGTGTATACGACATAATTAATCATCCTTTTCTATAAGATTATTTAGAAAGTTTTTGCGAAGTATACCCCATTTATCATACACTACGGGATAAGTCTTTGCCTTATGTAATAGTGCAGTAAATGATTTAACCCACAATTTACTGTTAATTACATCCCAAATTTGACCACTTGTTTCACATTTTTCTAACAATGATAATTTCCATTTATTCTGTACCTCATTATAAGTTGGTGGGTATTGTCTCCACAACTGTTGTGAGTTTACAGTAGGATACTTATAATTGTCATAAGTTTGATAGTAAAACTTAGTCATAGACTCATTATAAAGAAAAATGGTGGTTTCCTATCGCCTCCTAGTCTGAAACCACCAAAGGGACTAGCAGCAGTTGGGAGAGTGGGGCATCAACATAGGTTTCACCTATATGCCCAAATTTACCTACTGGGAATCGCTTACACCTGAACCCCTACTGATGACTCCGAGTTGCTTATGGGATCGGCAGTCAATGTTCGGGCAGTAGAACCACATATCTCGTCAACACATATATTATACCATTAAAAAACCCCCTGTGAAGGGGGTTGGTGTTCAGTTTACTGACTGTCACACATTGAAGTGTGTTTTGTAAGACTCGGTGGCATACTTATAGAAACTAAGAGCAGATTTCTCTACTAACTGTAAACCTTTTTTGCAATCTTCCACAAATAAGTTAAACTCATAATTATGAATCTTAACTCTTGACTGGAAGTCTCTCTTATAGTGATTAAGAGTTAAAACTGGTTTAGCAGGTCTTTTTAATTTCTTTGGTGTTGCCTTAGTAACAGACTTCTTAACAGGTGTTGTTTTAGCAGTTGTTGTTACTTTACGAGTGCGTCTTTTACGAGGGGTTGTAGATACCTTTTTCGTAACAGTAGCAGCAGTTGGCATAGAATAATAAATGCAATGTGTAGGTGAGCGAAACATCAAGGGACTGAGGGTAGTCAATTACTGAATCGTCATATGACTGCTTAATCAGTTACTGGAGAGGCATAATCCATGACTCCAGATGATCGCAGTCTAGATCCAAACTCAGTGATCCCTTGACTGTTTCGCATACTCATTATAGCAGATCTAAGTCCTTGCCAACCCCCTTGTGTGACACTTTCTCGACTGGTTCTTCATAAAATATCTTATTACCATACCCTATCATCAAATGTTTCCATGATTTTTCCTCACCATGCTCTAACATTTGGTAAACTTCTTCTATAGATTCAGCACCTTGATTTGTTGTCCATTTTCTACGATACCATGAATTAGCAATATCAAATGTATAACCTTTTGATAACAATTCATCAATAAATGGATCATCATGGTTTATAATAACCCTAGATCTAAATTTAGGATCTTGATTTGCTTTTCTAACATATACAGTATTACCACCATCAGGTGATTCATAAATGTCGGTGTTACTAAATTGTTGTTTAACACCTCTATTCATAATAGTAGAGTATAGTTTATCTAACATTAGTAAAACCTCGGTTGATTAAATTCTACCTCAATAGTATCAAAGATTCTCATCAATGCGTTGGCATATGCTCTATAACCACTACCAACATAGAGTTGACCTGCTACTACAGAGAATGTTGCTATACCCCAGAAGATATAATAAAATTTGGATTTAACCTGATTTCTTCTTTTCTCAGGTCTAGTCCAATCAGGAATTGGTGCTGTCATTTAAAATATTTGGACTGATACCATGTTATTATAACACCTAATGCCAAAAATAGCAATGTGCCACCAATTTCTAAAGATTGTTCCATTAATACAAATTTTCTTCCTGTTCAGTTATTATAACACAATCTGAGGTAGGTGTTGCTACACATGTTAACACATATCCATCTTCTATTTGGTCATCATCTAAGAATGATTGATCTTCCTGATTAACACTACCTTCCTCTAATTTCATAGCACAAGATGAACATGCACCAGCACGACATGATGAGGGATGATCTAAACCTTCTTCTTCTAATTGATCTAATATTGATACATCATCAGCACAATCAAATTGACCAACTAATCCACCTTGAGGATCCTTTAGTGTAATATTATATGATGCCATGTTTCATTTGTTATAGTTAATATTATATATGTGGAACATCATACCATGATACCCTGAATTGTATTTCTTTCCTGACCCTTTCATTTGTAAATGAAATAGTTTCTTACCATCTGCTAATCTGAATTCTAATGTAGTATTATTTAATGTCCAAACCCCAGTCTCCACCTGCTTTTCCATCATATTTACTGCTACCATTCTAAGTAATTCTGATCCTTTAGTATGAAATATAACAGTATCAACTGCATCACCATTAAATCCCCTTCTTACAATAACATCAAATATTTTACATTTGTTTTTATTCATCCATTTAACAAATGCAGTTGTTATCTTTTTATCAATATTATCTCTATATACTCTATTTTGTTTAATTTCTTTATCACTAAGATTTAAATCAGGGTGAATATCTTGTACAATAGATTTTAACTCTTTATTAGGATAACCAAAGAACATTCTAAGGAATGTCTCACTATGTCCTCTAATCTTAAAGTGTTTAATAAACTTATCAGTAGACAATAATGCTACCTGAGTATGATTCTTTGATATACTTTTAATAGAATACTTTCTATTAGTATTCTCCTCATACATATCTACCTTAGTCTGTGGTCTACCATCTACCTTATGTTCACCACCAAATAAACTATCAAATAATTCAGCAAGTCTATGCTCATACTCGTGACCTACTCTCTTAGCAGTTTTACCAGCAATAGCAGCAGCAGTCATTTCGGATCTCTTAGGTATTTTCATTATACAGAAGTTTTAAGTAAATTGTGGTGACAAAGTGACAGTTATTTAAGTGACCTAGTGTCGAATGACAATTCACCCCATTCCTCATTAAGATCTATAGGTGGAACTAATAATGGAAACTTATGGGCATAGTCAGCACCCATACCATAAGACCACTCAACAAAATCTCTATAATTACCAGCAAAATTATGTAAATTATGTCCGATATAATCATGTACTCTATTAAGTATAAAATCTCTCACTAAATGAGGATCATCACCAATAATATTAAATAGATCTTCAGTAAAATTCTGATCCTTATTTAATATATTAAAATCATTGATCTCTTTATTATTAAGAAGATCTCTTGAATCTGCTACCATATTTCTCCAGAATAGTGAATCATATTTTGATCCAAAATGATACATCCACGCCATATTCTTATACCAGTCATCAATAACTGTTGTATAATACCAGTCATTAACTTTATTAATAGTATCAATATCATTAGGATTATTACCTAATGCAAATGCACATACTTCGTTAGATATTCTATCATAATAATATCCTGCTAATGACTCTAATGGATCAAGAAATCCAACAGCATTACCATTTCTTGCATATCTTCCACTATGATGTAATACATACCTCGATAATTGTGGTTTCCATGAAAACTTCTTATATGGATAACCTAATGCTTCAGGTATAATAGTTCTAAAATCTTTTAATGCTTCCTCTTCAGTTGTTACATTATCATTATATAAGTATCCAAATGTTCTCCTAGATTGTAATGGTATACCAAACATCCACCCATTTCTATGGGCATAAGTTATAGTCACACCCCAATCAGCAGGTTCAGGTAATCTCAATGCTAGTGCAGTATTAACTGATACAAATGTTGAATCAAAAAATTGATCGTGATCTATTAATGATTTACCACCAGTACAATCTATAACAAAATCAAACTTATGAGTATTAACATATACTGAATCAGATGTAAAGTTTAATTGTGTAATAGTTTCATCTATTAAATCTAACTCTGGTGTATGAGATGGTAAGTATTCTATAAAGAATTTTGTAAACTCTTTAGTATCAAAATGGATACCTACAGAGTGCATATCTAACCATCTTATAAAATTATGTTTCTTACCCCATCCAATAAATTTATTACCAAATTTAATAGTACCATCAAAGTATTTCTTTACATGAGGATTAACTATATTTGTACTATGTGCTATTTGTGATGGTAAATCTGGTGTAGTTGATTCACCAATACCAAATATAGGTATTTTTGAATCATATATCCATGTAAGATGAACTCCAGGATATCTTTCATCAATTAACCTTAGTAATGTATTAACACCAACAACACCTGCACCAACAACAGCAATTCTCTTAGAAGTATTCATAACCTATAGTACCATAATCTTCAGGTGGATCACACATATCTAATACCTTAAATCTATCAGCATAACTAACACCTAATCCAATAGCAAGTTCACAAAACATTGCATAATCATTCATTATTACAAGTGGAACTACTCTATTTCTACCACCTATATCCTGTAACTCAGTATCTGCACGAATTAATCTCCTATATTCCTCATCATCCCATTTATCAGATAATATATTATCTATCCAAGGTTTTCCAGGAAAATATGCTGGATGTAAATATCTTTTATCATTTAATACCTCTCGTGCATATTTCTTAGCATTAATCCAAAAATCAGTATCATATCTTGAACCACAATGATACATGAATGATAAATGTGCTTGATAATCATATGCTAATAGTTCATAATATGTGTCTTGTATTTGTTGTTTAATATGAACTATCTCTCTAGGTGCTACTGTATGAGTTAGTAATGATATAGACTCACACATAACTTGTACACATTCATTATGACATCCTGTTAATGGTTCAATATTAATTAATGCAGAACCATTTCTAATATATCTACCAGTAGTAGGACATACACAATAATTAGATACTTTAGGTGTCCATCTAAAACTATGACCCTCTACATCACCTATTTGTTTCCATTGTGTAATATCATCATCAGGAAATGCTGTTTGCATATCCTCAAGTATATCATCTTTAGATACTTCTGTGCTATCATAAAAATATATCCATAATTGTCTACTTTGTAATGGAATACCTGTTATTCTACCATACTTAGCAGCATATTCTATGGTATAATCCCAATGACCTGCTTCTGGTTTCTCTAATACTAAACATGTATTAACACTAGTCAAACTAGGTGTACCATAACCATACATGTCTTTTAATGGTTCAATCTCAGTACAATCTATAACATAATCATAATCTACACCATTAATCTTACAACCATTAGCATTATCTTGAAATGAATCTATTTTCTCTTCAATTATACTAACATTACTACCAAATGATTTTCCACCATCTTCTAACATTGCTGCTCTAAACTTCTCAATATCTAAATGAGCACCAATTTGTGATTTAAATGTTAATTGAAAGTTCTTATCTCTCCTATTACCCCATCCACTAAACTTATAACCATGACAATCAGTAGCATCAGCATATTTTTGTAACCATCTTCTATTAATATTAGTTGCTAAACATAACTCATCAAAAAATGCTGGATTAGTACCAGATAACATAACTGGTAATACTTTATCAGGATCATGTATCAATACATATTCATCATCTTTATATTCATTATAAAATTCATATCTCTTCAATGATAATGATGCTAACTGAACAAATCCAGCAGCACTCGCACCAACAACAGCAATCTTTCTTCCCATGATTAATTCATTTCTGGAGTATTTAGATAGTTAATGTTAAGTAGCATCCTTCTTCCTTCTGTAGGTGGTTGACCTGCATGTAATTGATATGATGGGAATTTTATCAATCTACCCTGCTTTGGTGATACAAAATCCAATATATTATTTTTATTATCTATTAAATATGTGTCACCATCTACATCATGTGGATAGTATATAAAACTAACTGCATTTCTACTACTATTATCTATATGTGGTGTATAATGATGTGGTCTATTTGGTACTGGTGTTTGTAATACTGCTCTAGTTCTATAATGATAACCTTTAGGGCAAAAATCATCCTTTATTTTAGATAGTAATCCACATATTAAATTGTGAAGTAAATGATCGTTTACATTCTCACTCTTATCATATATTGCATGTATAAACTGTGAGTAACCTTTATTACTCTCATCCATGTGTGGTTGATAACACCAATGTGTTTCTGGACTACAAATAAAATCCTTAATAATCTCTTGATAAGTAGGTGTTATGTAGTCATCAAATACTTCAAATTTCATCTTTAAAGTTTATAGGTATTATTTTATCATTTATAAGAAAATCATTAAGTATATCAGGATCAGTAAAGTTCTCCTCTACATTATCCATGAAACCTTTTAGATCTCTTATTAGTTCCCAACATGCGTGTTGCTGTAATTCTTCTTCAGGTGATAAATTATCTCTCATCCTACCCAATTCAGCATAATAATTATACTTAAGGTAAATATACTCTCTAACCTTAATAAAATCTTTGAATGTTGCTACTTTGCCCATTGTTTGATAACCGTTATGTTTGCTCTTCTAAAATCGTCATCAACAAATTTCAGAGCGTTATCATTATATGATACCACATAACCCTCTGGTTGTGAAGGTCTACCATCAACAAATGTTTTAAAATCAGTAACTTTATTTAACTGATCTATAATCATCTTCTTAGCAGCACGAATTGAGATATAAGATGCAACAGTAAAATATATCTCTTGCTCATACTTAGCAATAAATGCTAATCCATTGCTTTTAATATTATTATACTTTGATTTAGTCTTTTCTGTTTTCTTTTTAGCAATCTCCTCATCCATCTTAGTAGAATAGAATTGTGCAAAATCACTAGCAACTCTTCTAACATCAGCAACACCTTTACCAGTTCTAATTCTCTGGTTAAAGAATTGTTTGAATAATACTGCCATTACAAACTTAGACTGTCCATAATCTTGTATAATATCTAAGAATTTAGATGATCTCTTCAATGATCCTATTGCTCTATTAACAATAGCACTATACTTTGCAGAGTCACGAACATCAAAGTTAGATACACCACTATAATTTGAACTAGCAACATATACATTTGATGTGCTATTATATTGTGGTGCTTTATTATATACAGCAGTAGATCCAGCGATAGTATCACCTTTATATACTGTGTGAAATACTATTCCCATTTGTGAATTAAGAACTTGCTTACCTATTGCACTATCAGGGTGAATAGCATATCTAAGAGCATTAGGTTGGAATGAGATATATTTCTTACTACCTACATTTGCCCATTGTTTATCATCAGCAGTATATAATAGATCACCTTGAATAATACCTTTAATATTTAATTCTGGTAATAGTCTAAGGCAAGTCTTTAGTTTATTTCTTAATACTTCTGCCTGATAAAAACGATCAATGTCAACATTATCATAACATACTTTAGGATTAGTCTTATTAAATACACTCTTAGTACCTACAAAGAATTGTCCAGTAACAGGATCAGTACCACATATAATAGCAGGTGCTCCATCCCATTTTGTACTAATAGTTAGATCTGTTTTCCTACCCTGCAATACATACCCAAATTGCTGTAGGAATTCAACCACCTCAAATCCACCAACAGTACCACTGTTAAGAATAGTATCTTCGAGATGCTCTAAGTGTGTGTTTTTCATACCCTTATTATAGTCCATGACAGGGTTTATGGGTGATTTAGTGGACACTTTAGAAACTGGTATCATCTGAATGGTTTACCTGCTAGGTGTGCTACCATAGATCTACGAACACCACGAGTGACAGGTGTAATTCTATGTAGACAAAAACTAGGAAAAACGATCATAGTTCCTTTTTCTCTAGGTAAATCATTAAACAATTCCGTATGATGTATTTCTAAGTTACCACCTTCGTACTCATCTGAGTCACTAAGTTGTAACGAGAATCCAATCTTTCTTGAAGGTGCATTATCACTAAGGTCATTATCTACATGCCAATTATAATGACATCCATCACTTTCATATTTAATATATTGTATATTCTCAAATCCATCTGCTTCAAAATGATACCATTTATGGTTAATTTCTCTAGCAATGTCACCTACTCGGTTGTAAATCCACTCAACTTCTTTATCAAAATTTATGAATGAATTCCATGACTTTCTAATAGGATTTAATGAATTTACATCAATTCCTGATGCTTTAAGTCCTATAGATTCACCTAGTTCAATAATACTTTCGCACTCTGAATTGCTAAAAGCATTAGCTATACAATGGGGATCAATTCGTGGATTCATATTATTTAAAAGGTGGACCGACCAACCATACGACTAAACTCTTTCTAACTCCTTTAGTTACAGGAGTAACCTGATGTAGTGTATAACTAGGAAAACATACTGTCAACCCTCTCTCTTTAGCAACTGTAGATAATTTAGTACCATGTAGTTGAAAGTCTCCACCCTCATAGTCATTAGGGTCGGATAATTGTATTGTTAGTGATAATTTACGAGGTGGTCCATCTCCTTTGACAGATCCATCTGTATGCCACCCATAGAAATCCTTATCTGCTGCATCATACCTTGTATATTGTAAATGCTCATTAAACCCACTTATTTCAAATCTCCAATTTAATCCATTCAAACACCTAGAAATATTCGCAATCCTATCATATACCCACTTACTTCGATCATTTAATTCTATCCATCCATTCTTTGATTTTCTAATCGCAATATTTTCTTTGGATGGGTCAACAAGACCAGCACCAACTGTTGAGTTAATTAATGTTTGCTCCTCTCCTAAACGGATAATAGCATCACACTCTGATGGTGTGAAACCTCCTTCCCAAGTTGCAAAATCATTCTCATCATATGTAGGATGAGGTAATATAGGATAAATTGACATAATAATAGTTAATAGACGACTCTAATGCTACCTCCGTTAGGTATTACTTGGTATGGTGATCCAGCAACTGCTCTACCACCAGGTTCTGCTCCAGGCATACCCCAGTCACCACCTGCAATTCCAGGTTGACCAGGTGTTCCAGGAGTTCCAGGTTGTCCGTCACCACCTGGAGTTCCAGGTGTTCCATCGTCACCGTCATCTCCAGGAGTTCCAGGTGTTCCATCAGTTCCAGGAGTTCCAGGTGTGCCATCGCCTCCAGGAGTTCCAGGTGTTCCTCCACCTCCAGGTGTTCCATCAGATCCAGGAGTTCCAGGAGTTCCAGGTGTGCCAGGTGTAGCACCTCCACATCCACCACTACCTCCAGGAGTTCCAGCAGATCCAGGAGTTCCTGGCGTTCCACTACCTCCTCCTGAACCACTACCTCCAGGTGTTCCAGGTTGACCTGGCGTTCCAGGTGTACCTGAGGTTCCAGGAGTTCCAGCACCACCTGGAGTTCCAGGTGTACCAGGGGTTCCAGGTGTTCCGTTACCTCCAGGAGTTCCAGGAGTTCCAGGTGTACCTCCAGATGAGGAGAGTGCTCCAGTTAAATTATTCCATCCCCTACCATCTGATCCTGATCCAGCATAACCTTTATAACCTTTAACACCATTGAATCCACCGTATCCTTTATTTCCACCTTGTCCACCTGAACCACCACCTCCACCGTATCCTTTAGTTCCACCAGCACCAGCACTACCGCCAGATCCTCCTGATCCACCGCCACCACCTGAGCCACCGCCACCACCAGATCCTCCAGATCCTCCTGATCCACCAGATCCTGGTCCTCCACCGAAGCAAGCAACCTTATATTGTGATGTATTAGATTGTTGAACAGCAGTTCTAGTTGTTACTGTTACCTGTGAATATACTGTATATCTACTCCTACCTTGACCCCACCATCCTCGTCTACTTCTCCTTTCTTGTGGATTTGCCTGTTGTCCTGTGCCTGTTTGTTGGAAAGCATAAGTAAATGTCTGGGTAGTCCTCTGCATTGCAGGAGTACCATAACTTCCAGGTGATCCAGGTTGTCCAGGTGACCCATTACTACCACTACCACCACCAGATCCAGAAGATCCGTTACCTCCAGGTGTTCCATCAGTTCCAGGAGTTCCGTCAGATCCAGGTGATCCAGGAGTTCCAGGTGACCCATCAACACCATCTACACCATTACCAGTCCATGCTGATCCATCAACACCATCTACACCATCAACACCATCTCTTCCTCCTCCACCACCTGCCCATATCCTAGACTGTGCTCCTTCACACTCAACATAGACATAACGAGTAGAAGGTGCAGAAGGATTAGTTATCCTAATAGCATTACCACCTGCTTGATTCTTTACACCACCAGCACCATAGATGCCATCACCCTGAGGTGTGTCATGTACATATAATTTTAAGTTAGATGATGAAGAACTAGCAATAGATACAGCAGGTGTGGAAACAGAAGGAGAAACCATCCTCCCTCTAATCCTTAGATATTTTGTTATATTTTTATTTAAATTTGAATTCCAGTTTACACTAGCAGTAGGTGTTGTTGGTCCTGTAAGAGTACCAGCATCAAATTGTGTTTCTTCTGTATTAGGTGCTTGCTCAATGACATATTCTTTAATAACATTTCTTACATTATTAGGAGATATAGCACCACTAGTAGGTACACCAACATTCTCAGTAGAATCTAGTACATAAGGTACATGAGGAGTACCAGATGATGTAGGTAATGATGCAAATTGATATGGTGCATCAAGATCTGTCTGTCTCCACATCTCTGATGCAGAGATAGGTTTACTAGTATCACCAACTGCTGCTCTTACATCACCAAAGGATATTTGAGTGCCAGAAGAACCAGTAAGCAATAACTGAGTAGTATTTGACCAATCATTAGCTGCCATTCGCTCTTACCTCAGGATAGTGTACCCAATGAAATTGATCCGACTCCTGCTACATTTAGTTTAGCAGTAGTACCATCAATAATAAATTCAACTCCAGTTGTAGCACTACCTACTAATGATCTCCATATACTATCTGATCCATAAATCTGAAGTTGATTTGTTGGTTGATAATAGCACTGGTTAGCAGTACCCCAACCTACAGGGAATTGTGGTGGATTAGTAGGTGATACACCACCACCTCCAGGTCCAGTATCCCTGTACCTTTCAAAACTACCTGATATTTGTTGATTAATCAATTGTCCTTTCCATCCTCTTTCTTGGAAGAAATCAAATCCAGGATCTGTTGCTAATCCAACAGCACCAGGACCTTCCATCCTGACCCTGAATACTTTGTTATGACCATCATACCACATACTGCCTTCATAGTCAGCATCATTGACATCAACATAGGCAGGGTTGTCGTTTACACCACCACTAGGAGTATAATTTCTTGGTAAGATAAATGCCTCACCAGCATATCTCATATCAAGACTACCACCTGGTTCTCCACTATTAATACCAATTCTTAATGTAGTAGTACCAGCAACACCAATAGTTCCACCAACACCAGTGTGGTTATTCCAGAACACTGTATTCTTATAGATCTCAAGTGTTCCACCATTATTACCAGCATTTAAAGTTGATGTGGTTCCAATACCAACACTACCTTCAAATATTGACTGAGTATTGACTAATGTTCCACCTTGTCTGATTAATCCAACATGTAATGCGTCAGTACCAGTTCTCTGTCCAGAGGTAGATCCAATACCAATACCACCTGTAGCACCTTCAGTATCTACCCATATCTCTCCACCACTAACTACTGCTAAACCTGTAGTAAGACTAGTAGTGTATCCAGATACACCATCACCACAGCAAATATTCTTAGCTCTAAGTTTAGAGGTACTACCCTCTGTCATATTAATATCAACAAATGTGCTGACACCAGCGTATCCAATATAAGCATTACCAGTTGTTAAACCAGTTAATCCATCAAGTTTAGTATATCCTAAAACAATAGTACCAATGCCATTTACCTCTAGGTCACCTCCAACAGATAGTGAATTTGTAGTTACAACACCTGCAAAGTTTCCATTAGTAGCATCTACTACTGCACCATAGAATCCACCAGATACAGTACATGTCCCAGTTCCTGCAATATCAGTAGCACCCTTAAGAGGACCACCAATAGTAGCACCACCAGCAACCTGAATACCACCAGATGAATCAACAAGACCACCAACAGATTCAATCTTACCACATGTAACAGCAGCACCAGGAAGATTAACTCCTGATAATCCTATAGCACCACCAGCAGTAAGACTAATATCTCCTCCTAGAGTAGCACCACCACCAACAACTAATCCACCACCAGTACCAGTAAGACCACCATTAGCTACGACTCCACCACCAGAGAATGTACCAGAACCAGATGATACTACAGAACCACAAGTAAATGCACCACCAACGGTCATTCCTTGTGTTGTATTTAATTCATCACAAGATATATCTCCTTGGAATGACATGTCACCTGCACCAGTGACAGTACCAGTGAATGAAGTAATACCAGCAACAGATAATCCAGCACCAACATTTAATGTATTAACATCAGTATCTCCACCAAGAGATAGATTACCTACAATACTTCCACCAATAGAAATACTACCACCTAGGATAATATCACCATCAGATACTCTAACAGTACCAATAAATCCTGCTGCCTGTCCTGAAGCTGATGTTGTTGCACCAACACCTAGGAACTCACCTACCAATAAATCTTGACCAATAGTACTAACACCTACACCCTTAATAATAGAAGGTGCAATACCATCTACTGTCACACTATCAACCAATATATCTGGTTGTCCTAGTAGACTATATGCAGTTTGAGCACCAACAGCAGTTGAGGCAGTACCAGCAAATGTTGTTGCAGTTATTATTCCACCGTTAGCAACAATACCACCGCTAATCTGAAGTGTACTAAAGCTAGTGATACCCGTAAATGTTCCACCAACACCCGTAATATAATTAACATCAATATCAGGACTATCAGTCAAACCTGCTGCTACGACTGATCTTGTAGCATTAGTAACTGTACCAATAAATTGTGGTGCTTCTATCTGCGTTGTTGCAGTTACAGTAGAAAATGTACCAACATCACCAACAACAGTACCCTGTCCCTGACCACTAACATTAACAGCAGTTATATTCTTTGCTTTTATTCCTTCAAATGTTCCAATGCCACTCTCAGCATCCATGTATATCTCATATCCTACACCAAAATCAGCACCACCTCTAGTTAATTCAGTACCTATACCAACATCCTTGAGTGCATATATCGTATTACCAGCACCAGGATTAATCCATTGTGCTGCTGGTAATCCCGTTAATCCTGATCCATCACCCGTAAATGACTGGGCAACAACAGCACCAGATTCACTAACAGTGAATCCAGTAGTACCAATACCAACCTGAAATGCTGCCTCAGGAACTGTGGTTCCGATTCCTACCGAATATCCAGTACCTACATTTAAGACCCCGTAATTAGTCTGAACTCCCGTTACAGTCAGATTATTTACAAATGTATTATCTTCAACTATTGCATTACCACGAACATCTAACTGTTGCCTAGGTATGGTACTACCAATACCCACCAGACCATTATTAGATATCAGGTCATCGGTATCAACCTGAATACCATCTCTAAAATTGATGACGGTTTTATAATTGCTAGGCATTATCTTTTAGTAGGCAAGACCTTTGAGTTATTTATCTTTGATGTCATCGACCTGTTGTGATAAGTCTTTGACTGCCTCTATTAATAGAGGAATTAGTTTATTATAATGGACACCCTTAGTGCCGTCAGGTTTAGTTGATACTGCTTCTGGAAGAACCTTTTCAACATCTTGGGCAATGACACCAATATCATGTCCTTGATAGTTCTTGTTACCTTCCTTCCAATCATATTCAGTACCACGAATACCAACAAGTTTCTCAAGAGGATTATCCAATGTGGATATGTTCTCTTTTAATGTAGCATCAGATGATTGACCATAGAATGCGATAATATCATCACAGCAGTGAATTGGACCACCACAGAATGTAACACCAGCACCACTAAAGAATACATCACCACTAAAGGTAGTGAATCCACTAATGTTAGTCTGTTCATTAAAGAACACTGGTGCATCATAGGCAGTATCAGTTGCGATAGCAACCTTAAATCCTGGTGCTGCATTAAGAACTAAATCACCAGCATTAAATTTAGTAGTGATCTCAGTCTTCTGTGTACCAATACCAATCTGTATATTATTGATATCTGCACCAGTTGGGAACTGACCAGTAAATGCTATATCACCTGCTAGTTCAATACTACCACTAGATACAACCTTACCAGTGAAGTTTACATCATTGGTAAATGTAACAGGACCATCAAACTGTGACAGGATATTCTGTTGAGGTCCACCCTCAACATTAATTCTCTGCTTAACTGTAATTTCATCAACTACAATAGAGTTAGCAGATGGATCCTCACCAGTAATAGTAGGAATAGGAATGTCGAATGATTTTTCCTGTCCAGTAGCAGAGTTAATCTTCTTATTACCAATGAAGAAGTCACCTCTGTTATTCAGTCCAGTATATACAACTGAACCACCACCTCTATTCTGTGCCTGTGCAAGATATTCTTCAACTTCACTCAGTGATCTGTTCTGAACCTGTGGCAATGATGTTGAATAGTTACCTGGACCATAACCAAGGTATTCAAATGTGTGACCTGATGCTCTAAGAATAGATGGTCGTCTAGTCTCTACTGCTAGAAGTTTAATCTTCTTAAGAATAGAGTCTATACTATGTGTCTTAGGAACTGTACCCATTGCACCACGAACAACCGTAAGTGCATCATTTGCTGCTCCACCAAGACCAGTGCTTACTACACGAACTATCTCCTCACCAATTTCTAGATAGTCACCTAATTGGAATCTGTTACCAGTACCAATACCACTAGCATGTTGTACTGGTAATGATGTATCTGTAGTAGTAATATCAGTCTTAAGACCAACTGAATCACCACCATAGAAGTTAAAGAACCTAGATCCAATAGCTTCAGTAACATTTACTGGTTGATTATTATCAGAGAAAGCATGTTGTATTATTCTATAGTTACTAGACACTGTTGGATCTGTAACAGTTCTAGATGTAAATGATGTAACACCACTTAGAATGTTAGTGGTATAAAAGTCTCCTACCTTCTCATTATTAGCATTAATAAGAGTAAACTGTCCACCCTGTCTCAACCCATGAGCACTAGATGTAACAAATGTAGTAATACCTGTAGTACTATCAAACTCTGTAGATGCTATGGCAACAGTAGGTCCAATTCTATAGATGTATTGGTGTGCATTAATTGTTGGATCTAAGGTAGATATACCAATAGTAATAGAATCCTTAGTTGGAACACCAACAATTCTAAAGTATCCACCAGTAGTCTCACCAGCACCAGTTACTTGTATTCCATCATTAACATTGCTTATAATACCTGTAGTTGGTACTCCAATAGATGCACCAGCAAAATTCTCAGGGAATAATGTTTCACCACCCTGATAACCAGAACCAGGAGATTGTATAGTAAGACCAGTAATTTGAGTAGAACCAACACCTACAACAACAGTAGCTGTTGCACCATCCCAACCACCAAGACTATCTAACAATCTGACATTATATTTGGTAGTTTCAGCAAATCCAGCACCACTATTATATGGTGAGAGGTTCTCATACTCAACAAAACCATTATAAGTATGCTGACCTGTAAGTTGAATAGTTGCTATACCAGCAGATACAGGAGTAACACTGGATATAGCAATACCTACACCAAAGTTCTTAGTAAACTTATCTATTGACTCTCTAGTTACAGAGTTAAGAAGACTATTAGTATCAACTCTACCAATAGGATCTCTTCTTGCAAATGATACAGTTGGTGGTGGGTTCTTTCTTATATTATCTCTATCTAACTGTGGATAGAAATCAGTAACCTGTTGACTATACTTCTGATCTGTAAATTCTGTTGGTGGTGCATAGTCAGATGCTAATACTTCTAATATATAAACACCATCACTCTCATCTTTAGCCCAATCAGATATAACTGTAGATCTATAGATGTCAAAGTTACCCTTATTATCATTAATAGAGAATCTAGGTAGATCAATAGTTCTATTAGAATTCTCCTCAATATAATTACCAGTATTCTTCTTATCACCTTCAATATCAGTATTACTATACTGGAACTCCATATTATTAGGTACAGCAGTTACCTCATAGTAACCATTATATCCTTTATTATCTACTGCTAGAGTATTATTTGAATCTGCAATATTTTGAGTATATACAATATCACCAACCTTAACATTGTGTGGTAACTCTGCTCTAACTGTGACAGTATCAGATGTTTCACTACATGTAGCAATGAAACCATAAGATCTCTTATAATTATTATCCTGTGCTGTAATACTTGTAGCAGTAATATCAGCAGTCTTAGCAAAACCAGTAGAACCCGTATTCTGAAGAATAAACCCGTCTACAGGATTTCTAGAGTTGTCAGACTCCTTAGGTATTACATAACGAACCTTGTATAGTTTGTTCTCAATACCTCTCTTATCCTCATATCTCTTAAAGTATGAAGAGTCTGTTGCATCTATACTATTAACATTAGTATTATTAACAAGTTCGTTATAAATGTCACTATTAGTTTCTGTTAATACATACCAGTTATTCTGATTAGGATCCCATTGTACTGGATGTCCTATTACACTAGGATCTTTATCACTAACTCTACTTTCAATTCTTAAATTACTACCACCATATAATGAGATAGGAATGTTATTAATTGCATTAGAGAATGTCTTAGCAACCTTAAGTGTAGTAGGATCAACTTTAATAGCATAATATACTGTATTGGGTGATAAACCTTCAGGAAGATCACCATAATCACTAAAGACACGAATACTCTCACCACTAATAATACCTATATCCTGTACGGTCATCTCATAATTAGCATTAGGTACACTAGCTGTACTAAACTTAGTACCTCTATTAGAATTGATACCAACACTAGCAGTCTGCAAACCAACTACTACATTCTCTGGCATGTAGACTGGAGAACTAAACTCACTACCACCAATAGAAACATATAGATTTTCATTCAAGTTAGCACCAAGTCTATATCCCTGTGTTAATGATAATGGAGACAAGTCTTGCTTATTAAATCCAGAGAGATATAGATGTGAAGATATACCTGCCTGTTGTGTTTTAGGTACATCCAACTGGAAATATGTAATATTATCTAAATCTTCTGAGAATGTTGGTACATATTCAGGTGATATAATATGAGTAATATATCCTTCATCATCTCTAGGGAATGCACTATTTCTAAATCCATCAGTAACTAAAGCATACTGACCAAAGTTAGAGTTAGAGTTAGTAATAGATGCGTCAGCACCACTCTCTCCTAATAGATGTGCATTAAATCCAATAGCGAACACAGATACTATCTGCAAGACAGCATCTTTCTTTATAGTAACATGAGCTTGTTCCCATCCTTTTCTGTATATTGCTCTTGAATCTAAGTGATATACAGTGCTTGGGTCAGTAGAACTAGATTCTGCTGCTAATTGTGCTCCTTTAACTGTGCTATATGATATAGATTCATACAATCTTGTCTCAGGGTTATATTTTGTAAATGCTCTATCATCTTTCTGCAATGAAATACCAGTGAACTGAGCAACAACCATTGAACGGAAACCAGTTGCTTGAGATCCATCTGCCTTCATTCCATTCATACCATAAACTGATCTCATTGAACAGTTAAAGATATAAGGTGATGCACCCTTAACAGTATCAGATTCAATAGTTACTCTAGCAGCAGTAATATTAGTAGGTTTAGCAGGTAAATTATTGGGGAAATTAGTAATTAAATATGTAAATTCAGTATCTGATATGACACTCTGTACCTGTGTTGATACATTATATTGACTAACATTAACTCCACTAATCTTAATTGGAGTACCAGCAGTTAATCCATGTGATCCCTGTGTAGTTACAGTTATCTGAGCAGTAGGTGTTAGTCCATCACCAGATATAATTGATGATATAATTAATGGGTCAGTACCAAGAGCACCAACTATCTCATATTCCTCACGAACTGCATCAAAGTCTCCCTCAAAGTTTGGCCACTCATAGTTAATAGCACGACCTGTTGGTTCTTGATAAGCATAACTTAGCTTGTAATAATACATGCTAAGATCAGTATTATCATATCCCTTGACATCATTAATACCATCAGCATACTCAAAGCATGTTAACTTATGGTGTGAAAATGTTGGTTTAGACTGGTTCTGTGCTGTAAACTGTTGATGGTCAGTATATACTAATCCTTCTGTTAATCCATCAAAGAATGAGAACTGCCAGAAGTAGCAGTTACCAGTAATTCTGAATATAGCAGACTCAGGAACAGTATCATCTGTAGGGTTTGGAACATATAATGGACGGAGTTTAGTCTTTCTGAGGTCCATACCTACGATGGATGTACCACGAGGTACTATAACTCCACCATGTACTGAATTAAATTTGTAAAGAATATTATCTTCTACAGTAAGATCCCATTCACTAGTCAATGAAAGACTAAGTGTTGCTGTACCTAAAGTTTCTGCACCAGCAGGAGATACAACCTTTGCTCTGGTAGGATCTGTTGGATCTGGTTTAATAGCAAATCCAGGTCTGTTATCAATTTGGTGTTCACCTGGATATATTAGAATTGTTGTCTTATCACTTTCATCGTTATCAATACCTGACTGATATGAGAATCTAGCAGATTCTAACAGTGCTCTCTGTATCGTTTTGAAGGGTTTGGTTAAAGAGTTACCCTGATTAGTAATACTATCGGTAGAGTCCAAGTCATTTGGATTAACATAGAGAATCCTACCCTCAGTATTCTTAATAAAATTCTCTAACTTATTTAAAGGCATCTCTCTATTATAAGATACATTGTGCTGATGTTATTTAGTCATGGATAAATACTTCGTTACTAATAAATAGATGGACTTTCAGAAAATAGCATCAACTGGAACAGCAGTTGTTGTAGTTGGTACTGGTGCAGTTGTTGGTGGTAATCATGTTATTGACCAACAAACTGGTGGTCCCCAAAAACGAGAGGATGCACAAATAGAGAAAATAAGACAAGTAGTTAGAGAGGAAGTATATAAACAATTAGTGAATGCTTGGCCAAAATCCTCAGGTCCAGTTAAAGGTTTAACAGTACCTCAACAAGATTATAAACAGGTAGTACCAAATGAGCGAAATTAATAATATACCTAAGGTAGAAGTTAACGGTACTGGTATCCCTCTGATACGAGTTGACAATAGTGGTATCCAGTTTATCGGAACCAGACGAATTGGTAATACAAATATACAAAAGGTTGGTGTTAATAAGATTGCTGATGCTCGCATATGGTTAGTAGAACCATCTCAAGCAATACCAGTAGTAGTTCCTGTTACTGAAAGAGTTGGAACTCCTATTGTTAATATGCCTGGTTGTGTTAAGGTAAGTAAGGAGAATAATACTAAGTTTGAAGGAAATAAAAATAAAATGCTGGTCAATGATGACCCCAAAGGAAATGTAGTATTGTGTGATGCTGGTGCTCCATACTATGAACCACCTGATTATGATTATAGAGAATTAACTTGGCAAACTATTACTCAAGAACAAGAAGAAGCAGAAGGTGTCGATACTGGTAAACCACCATCTCCTGATTTAGATACTCCTCCACCACCTCCAGCAGGAGGAAATAACGATGGACCTGTAGAATGTCCTCCACTCAATGCAAGACGCATAGGAGACCTGAATCAGGCAGGTACAGAGAAAGTTAAAGAATATAAATTGACACCTGATGGTAAGATATGTGAAACCATATGGGAACCTGTTCCAACAATAGAGCAATTTCTACCATCTATACCTGTAGTATCTACTACGGCAACGATTGCTGCTGTGGCAACGACATCTGCCCTACTTGCAAAACCCCTCGCTGATCTTCTTCTGAAAGTTGTGAAGCCGATTGTGAAGAAAGTGATTGCGAAAGGTCAGAAGATTCTTGGGAAGACTCCGTACCGTCCAACTTTATCTGAGATCCAGACGAATCAGTATCGAGAGAAGAAGGGTCTACTTCCGTTGAAGTTTGGGAAGAAGAAGGTTGCGTCCAAGTAGGTTGTGGTATCTGATGTTCGTGAGGTAATATCTGACCACCAGGAGATGTTACTACAACATCAGCACATATACTATGATACGGCGATGCAGGGTGGAAAAATATTCCAGCTTTTTTTAGCTCACCACAATTTTTCAATCTTGCGATTTCAAAATCCAATCTTTTGTTAGATGTCAACTGTACTTGATGATTAATCTGTGCCTGTGCTGCCTCCTTACATCTTCTTTGCATACCTCTGTTCAATGGTATTGAAAGCGTAGCAGAGATACCTAAGTTGAAACTCTGGTTCGCTCTCATATCTGTTCTAATTGGTTTATACCATGTCGGGGTCATTTCCCCTCCACTACCTACAATGTCAGGTACACCATCAGCAGCAGGAACATCTATTTCTATTTGTATATCGTCTCCATCTTCAAACCATCTAGTACCATCATCCTTAGTACGATCATCATACCATTCTTCCCAAGGATAATTCTTTACTGTTACTGTCTGTTTAACTGTCCTTCCTTCTACATCTGTTAGGTTATATTGTGGTTCGTTATAATAATCTTCCCATGGCCACTTCCTAGAGTCGGCAAACTGAACATACGGTGTCATATTGAGAGTCGTACCCTGACATGACACCCCACCACCGTAGGTATTAGTTACATATGGACCTTGTAAAACCTGGATTGCCTGGTTCGTGACCGAGCCCGAACTATTGGCTATGGGATTGGCAGTAGCACTAACTCCACCTACTCCTTCTGCTAATGCTACATTAGGTGATATAAGACTACCTATAGTAGCTATTGCGTAAATGTGCTTGTTGTATCTGTGACGCTTTTTATAGTGGTTACCCTCTGTATGAGAGTCTGGTTGGTCATACCTGGTCCTTGATAGCTTTGACTGAATTGGAAGGCTCCACCAGGTTCGTGTATTGTGAAATTGTTTGTTGCTGACATGTCTAAAGCATCGAACGAAGAAGTTACTGACCCTGTTAGGGCTCCGTCTCCTGACCCTACTGTTGGGCTGATTGTTACTGTCGATGTTGATGTTGGGGGATTCAAAGCCTCTCCGTTGTTGTCGATGCCTACCCCAGTCACTGAGTATTCCCATCCTGTCCTATAATCAATGGAATTAATTGTTTCCGTTACTGTAGATTCAGTTTCGGTATGGCTCGTCATAGAGCCCTGCTGAAAGTTTGGGACCACTGGCACTGCTCTTGCAGCACCAGCACTACCTAATAGCAATATAATAGTTATAAGCCTTTTCATGGCTCCTAGTCGATTTGAAGCTCAGATACGAACTGTCCCGTTGCCACAGTGCCAGCCCCACCAGCTGTTACGGTCAGAGCACCCTGCGAATTCACAGTTCCAGCCAAATCACCTGCGGATCCTGCTGCGGTAGACAATTGGTTACTTAATGCACTAACAGAACCAACTGAAGGTGCAGATGTTACCAGAGCATCACCTTGAGTGAACGCAGTTGAGAAGCTGAACGCCTCACCTGGATCGTCTTGTGTTACACTAATAGTTCCTGGTCCATAGATACCTGATGCTATAGTACCAGCACTAACTGTGTTAGCAGTGGTTCCATCGGTTGTATCTACATTAGTACCAGAGATACTATACGAGTTACCTACTCTCTGCATCTGTGTTGCAGCAGCATTAACCTGTAGTTGAACACTGGATGTAAATCTTGATGTTAAATCTGCTCTCGCTGCAAGCGGAGCACTCATCATAATCATTATGAAAGGAAGTATCCTTTTCATAAAATAAATACCTACTCTTTGTATATTATATATGCGTTACGGAATGTAAAATCAATATTAAAATTCTAAAGCCTGTGCCTCACTGTGTTCTAATAATTTTTTCTTAATATCTGCATGTAATCTTTCGGTAGCAGCAGGTAATCCTTGCTGACCTGGTAATTGTTTATCTACTACTGCATCAACATCTACTGTTTCTGGATCAATCGGTTTAGGTGCATCTATTCTTTTATAGGTCAACTCCTTCCTATCTGCTATGATAGAACAAGTTCTATTCAATTCAATAAGTTCTTGTGCATGTTTCTCCCATCCACAATCACAATACTGTTCTCCTTTCTCATCATATACCCTATAGAATGGATACATGTGATCAGGAATCTTCCCTACATTCGTCATAATCATCCTCCATGTGACATGCTAAGTAATGCTGTCTTTTAAGATATTCATAGTATGTATCAGGAGACTTTTGATCCGTAAGTTCCTGCTTCTGTTGAGTCAGGATGGTCTTTAATCCATTGAACATAACTGAATCCAGAGTTCTCTGGATATATGTATTGTCCATTCTCGTCAAAGTTGCCTGAAGTATCTGCAATCCTTGACTCCTTTGATGGGTATGTGGGTTTAGGTCTCTTACCTTCCCTTATCTCTCTACCTATTCTTTTTCTTAACTGATTACCAGTCTCATGGTTTGGATCAATAGTAGGCCAAGAAGATCCTAGAAGCTCCTTGACCATCTCCTTTGTGTATCCGTTAGGATGCATTATAGAGTTACTCTTTTGTGTAGTTTGTCTAATGCTGCCCTGACCTCAGGAGTCTCCTCCCATTCCCACACATTAGTGTGCTTAGGATTCTTCTTTTCTTGTGTGAATGTCTTTTTTGTCATTGTTTTTCCATGTGTCGATTAGTAGTATAAGTTCATCTATCCTCTTTCTTGCCATCTCTATTCTTTCTTTTGTAGTATCATTCATAAATCAAACTCCTTATGTAACCTGACAAATTCATCATCGGTTACTTCAACTGTAACATCACTCTCTATTGGATCCCAGGTAGAACAGTCTACCTGCTCCTCATCAATCCAACATGTGACCTCAGACTCTTGCGACTTTGATTTCTTCATAGAAAATGTCCTCAGGATCTAATACAGTTTTGCAGAACTCAACAACATTTATAAACTCTTGTGGGGTATCACACTCCACTAGTTTCTCGTCACCATCAGATGAGACACAGAGGCATGTCCTCCTGCCCATGTTGATGACAACCCTCATAATCCATTCGTCTTCTTTACCCATAGAATGATGCAACCAGATATGGTTATTGTAGCACGATAGGATCATGGGGTCAACCCTAACACTACAATTATATATGATACCAGAACGACAAAGCAAACCTTTCAGAACCCTCTACCTTATTAACATAGTGCAAATTCTCTGCATTTTTGAATATGAATAATTTTCCTGGCTTTGGTTCTACCACTCTATCCTGAAAAATTAAATCACCACCAGTGAAATTATCATTCAAGTATAGCATAGCTGCTATAATATTTTGTTTATGTCCTGTATTACTATCGACATGTGGTTTCATAAATGTACCAACTGGCCATCTTACTATACCAACATAGTCTAATTCACAATCAACAAAGGTCTTACATTTATTATTAACTGCTGTTACTACTGGATCATCAGATGTAGGTGTTACTGGATCTACATTATTTCCATAATACTTTGCACCATGATCCTTCCATTCTACCTCAGTAGAATACTCATCATCACTACTGACATCTGCCTTCTTATTTGCAATAGCATAGTCTATCAATCTCTGACATTCACTAGCAGAGATAAAGTCCTCTTCAGTGTATGGTAGACTCATCTTGTATTAGTATTAGGAGGACCAGCAAAGTCTGGATGATCGTATCTACGATTCACAAAATCATCACTATAATGATGAGGGTCAGGATAATCTTTCCAACTATCACCCTCATACTCAGTGATTAGTGGGTTAACATCCTTTCTCTCTCCATATACATGGTAGAAACAATCAATTGGTTTATCATCTGGATCTGCTACAATAATTTTTTCATTATCAAATTGAACTACATTGAGATGAAAATGTCTCATACCAATAGGTTGTAACTGTACTGTAATACTATCCTCATGTACTAAATCTTTCCAATAATATGGCAATTCAATTGTATTAGAACCCTTTAATCTTCCTCTATAATATACTGCTACCTCTGGTCCCTCAATACAAGCATGTCTAAGTCTGTGACCTTTACCTTTAGTAGGATGTACCAAATCAAATGGTTTTGGTGAAGCATCTGCTGCATTAAATCTAGATGATAGATCACCTATGTTACCATGATCAAAGAATGCGTTACCACCTACCTGTAAAGGATATGAACTAGTACCTTTAATAAAGGTATCTCCCATTATATCTGCACTCTCACAAACATATATTTCTCTTTCAACCTGTAGTTGCTGTACTGTAGTAATACCAGGTCTGACTAATACATTACCAGTAAAGACTCTAATACTACCATGTGTTATCTCAACATCAGTATTTCTATCTGGTGTACCAAGAATGTCAACGAAACTACCAATTAGAGTGGGATCTTCACTGTAATTGATATGATCCTTATAAGCATATGGCTTATTAGCGACATCAACTTTAGTATCACAATTAAAATTTGTTGGGTTTGATTCAGATGCTGACATAGTTATACATTAAATGTTTTGTTTTCTTTACCAGTTGTGCTACCACCTTCAAGTAGTACCTTAATTTCATCACTAGCGATATCAATGCCACCTTGAGCGTCTTTAAGAGCTCTAGTAATGTCCTTCTGTGCTTCCTCTGATGCGAGAGTAGCAGCATCTGCTATATTTAACCTTTCACTCACTGTCTTCTTAAGTGATTTAACCTGTGCCAAATTGAATCCACTAGGAACAATAGAATCCATTACTGCTAATGGATCACCAGACTTATTACCAACAGTAGCAGCAGCACCCTTACCAACAGTTCCAGATGCAATTTGATCCACAACTCCAGTGAGAGAATGACCACCCTGAGTAACACCAAGAAGAGATTTAGCAGAGGCAGTTAATGATCCTATCTCACCTGCTGCCAAGTTCTTACCAATGCCTGATACCTTACCTATAGCAGAATCTTTAAGCACCTTTCTCATCACCCCAGAATCAGTCTCTGTTCCATCTAAAATAAGACCACTAGCAGAATTTATCAAACCACCTCCTGAAGCAAGATCAGTCGCACCTTTGAACTTATCTACCAAAGCACCACCAACTAATGATGAAGGTCCATCACTAATAACACCACTAGCTTTATCTACTAAACTACTAAATCCACCAAATCCTGAACTACCACCCAATTTACCTGACAATCCTTTAAACTTATCACCAAGTTTATCTTCTAAACCTCCTAATGCCGTTGTTAATTTATTAGCACCTTCTCCTTCTATGAAGTTTGTAAGATCTGCTAAAGGACTTTTTTCTCCTAATACAGCTTTTTCTAGTGCAACCTCTATAGGTTCAATACCACCAATCTCAGGGTTAGTAATACCAAGATCCTGAAGACTAAATCCCAATCCATCTGCTGCTGCACCAGCAACACCATTATCAGAGAAAGGTCCAGCACCTAATGAAGTTGATTGAGATTTAGGATCAAAGAACTTAGCAATACTATCATCAGGAACATAACTGTTAGCAAGAACTTTAGCACCCCATGTTTTAGGTATTAAGTTACCCTTCTTACCATGTGAGGATACAGTATTAGCTTTAAGTAATATACGACCTGTACCTGCTTTAATGTTGACATTCCTACCAGCATTTAAATCAATATCTCTTTCAGCATGAACACCAATATCCTTGGCATTAACACGAACTCTACCTCTATCAGCATTGATAGTGATATCTCCTGTAGCAGCACTTACTCTAATGTCAACACTATTAGGATTATTCTTATCTCCAGCTCTAATTTCAATAGACTTGTCACATGCCATACGACCCAATCCAGATCCATGACCATGAGTAATTAAGAATACTTCCTCATTATCATTGACAGCATATATCTTAAAGGTTTCTGCACCATCTCTACCAATTAAAGGACTACCAGATTCTATACGGAAATGAGATCCCCTTGAATCAATAATCCTCCTACCCCAATTTGGTTTATTAGTATCTTCTGTTGCCATTAGCGTGAACAGTCTATTACGGTAAGTACACCTTGTTGTGCTGGTTCTGGTATAGGACCAAATATTGGTCTAATAACAGCACCTTGACCAGTAGAACTAACTATTGATAATACAGGTGGAGTCTCGAACCTAAGCGTATTTAGAACCTTAACAGCAGCGATACCACCAGTAACAGGATCAATAACAAGTTCAAAGGATGGCTTGTCTTTGATATTTGCTGCTGTTATTCTCTGACCAGTAGGAATAAGTTCTTTATATGGATCAGCAACATCTGATGGAATATCTTCACCTGTTGTTGGATCAACTCTCTGTACCTCTGGAGTAGTTACATCATCATCCACTAAATCTGTTATTCCTGGATCATATACAAATATAGTTTCATCAATCTTATCACCTGGTGTATATCCAGTACCAGGATTCTCAACAAATACAGTAGTTACACCAACATTAATGTCTATACTACCATCATCCACTACAGGATATCCCTCACCCACACTGGTTATTATTGCACCAATAACCTCTCCATCCTCATTAATAATTGCTTCACCATGAGCACCATATCCCTTACCACACTTATCTGTGAAACTAATAGCAGGTGGTGATTTATAATTTCTACCAGGAACTTTTATATCAACTCCAATAATACTAGCAGTCCTACTAATAGAATCAGCTAATCCCATAGCACCAGAGTTCTCAATTACCTTACCTAACACAACATTTCCTAGAGCACCTATTCCACCACCACCAAAAATTTGCATGGTAGGATTACCACAATTTTGCTTACCACCTGTACATGATCCACCAGCAGAAAGATCTTCAATCAATCCAGATATTCTACCAGCACCACCAAGACTGTTAGTAACTCCAGATGGTATCAAATTACCAAACTGACTCTTAACTAAACCACCAACAAGACCACCAGGATTCTGTAATGCACCCGTTATTCCTTGTACAGTATCAGTTATACCACCAATAGCACCTGAAATACCATCAATAGCACCAGTAATATTACCAATAGTACCTTTAGTGCCACCTCCCGTAGACTGCTTATTCATAGCATAAGAGACATAAGCAAATGGATCAGCACCCTTCTCCATAGGTCCACCAGATACCTCATACTTTCTGATAGGTGGACACTTATCCTTATTAGTCTGTCCACAATCTAAGAATCCAGAGAAGTCATCTAAAGCACTTGCTGTTCCTCTTAATAGATCTGCTATATCTAAACCTGGTGCTAATATATTACTCAGATTAGCAAGTGGACTCTTTAAACCATCTGCAATCGCATTTGTGATTTTATTTAAGAAATTAGCAGCAAAATTAGTAGCAACACAACCTGCTATACCAAGACCAGAAGCAAGTAGATCCTTCAGCATATCTGATACAGTATCTCTCAATCCTTCTACTACCTTATTAGCAACACAAGATAAAGCATTCTCTGCATTTTTAATCTTAGGAATCTCTCCAATCTGTGCTGCTCTACCAGACGCATGAGCAACTGCATATGATTGTGGAGTATTACCCATTTGAGAAAATACTTTACCAAAAGTATCATTATATAATTTCTCCAATCCTTCTTGTAACTTAGGTTCTAAGTTATCATATGCCACATCCATCATTCGACCAACAAAACTATTTGCCTGAGTTTCTATTAGATCAGCAACTGCATCAATCTCGGCCTCTAACTTCATTCCAGTCAGACTAAATTGTTCTATTCTCTCTGCCATATTCTCTATAGCAGTAGACATTCTAGAAATAGAAGTTGTACTACATGTATCTGGAGTAATCTCTTTACGACCAGATCCATTTTGATCTACATATTGTCCTTCGTTAGCACTAGTATTTGTTATCTGTGATTGTGCGTTCTGTTCACCACTCTGCTCTGTTTTAACCTTTAATCTTTGTGGAGTCCACTTTTCAGTAAATCCTGTAAAGGGAACAAATGGTCCAGAAAATTCTTGATCTCCTTTGTTTAATTCAACTCCACCTGCTCTACCAAAATGACCTAAAATAGCAGGGATTTGTGCTTCATCACCGTCTAAGAAGAATCCAAATACAATGTCACCCTGCTGCAACATTGTAGATGTTGAATAGTTTGCACCACCACTACCTGCGGTAGTTGGTAACAAACACATTGCCCAAGGTAAGTCTTCATTTTTGATACCAGGATCCTCACTGAAAGGATGATACCCCATGATACGAACTTTGTATCTGTAAGCCCATCCTTCACCCTCGTTAATCTGATCAGACTGAGCTTCCCTAGGGGCAACCTGACCGATCCACCAACGGAATCCGTCTCTGCCCATGAATTGACTTTTACCTAATAGAGCTTCTTCTATCATTAGTCGTCGTATACTCTACATTCAAATGAATCTGGATGATTATCACAATAAACTTCTAAGTGCTGATCCTCATGGCGTGTGTGCCAATCATTGATCTTTGCACCACCAAGATTTTCTTCATTTTCATCATGTGCATGAAATGCATCATTATGAAGTTTTAGATCTTCTTCAGTGTACTCTAACATGCCATGATTGACATGCTCTTTATGATCCTTAGGATCAATGTATTCGTGTGGGTGTTGAGTGCTCATAGAACCTCTTATTTTTTCTGACCACTAGTATCCCTAAGGACTTTCATGGCTGTGTATGATCTATTGGGCTCAAAGAAATGACTAATTTCTTTAATAATATATAGACCTGATCCGTGACTATCAATGTCATCTTCACCAGAGACTTGAGGAAACAGACACTCTATTTTATCACCTGCGAAGAGTCCTATGTTAACTGGGACTGTTAATGTCATGACTTGCGAAAATAAGGATCCATATCTCCATATAGATTGAGCAACATCATGTGTCTGAGGTTGAACTACAGTGGTATCTACCTTAGGTTCCATACATCCTGTAGCATTGATACCAGATACAATTCTATGTGCCATGTATGGTTTAGTAAATTTATTCTCACCGTCACCTTTAGGATCAGGATCTACAACTGGTGCTGGTTTACCTTCTTCTGTACCCAAATGCTCACCACCAATCTTATCCCATGTACCAGCCATTGCTGAATCATGTTGGGTAAATCCAAATGTATGAGGATTAAAATATATCCTATAAGTAGAATACTCACCAGCTCTTGCAGAATCTATAACACCACTACTTTTAATAAGTTCATATGTCAATACCTTTTTAAAATTCTTCTCTGGATTTCCATGTGTATCAACAATACGCTCAAATTCATACTCTGCTTTAGTCTCCGCTTTAATTAAAGATTCTATAGATTTAAAATTCATCTTAGTTCTGGTCTGCCAGAAGAAAAATCCTGCCGTTCCAGCACCACCTTCTACTGGTCTTGCTCTATTAGCAAGCATAGGAGCAAGAGTATAAGGTTTTCTCATGTTCCCAATAAAATTAATCTTATCTCTTGTCTCCTCAATATCCCATTGATCTTCCTTAAGTTTAACTGCTTTTAAAAATACCTCTATAAGTTCACTAATTTTTTTACTAACAAATTTTTCAATAATTCGTGTATTCTGATTTATAATAGATTCTTTTGATACCAAATGCAATGTAAAGGATTCCATATTTTTTTCTTGCACATAATTTGATATCCCATTAACATACATATCAACTACAAATTCTCCTTTAGCCTTTCTCGACATTTCGATAGGAGTTGTTATATCAATATGAACCTTTTCTCCTCCTTGAATAGGAAGCTCATGGTATATACCTTTGATCTTATCATCGCCTTTAGCAGCAGTATTTACTACACTAAGAGTAGCAGTAAATGTAGGTGAATATAAATCTTCAAAATACTGAAACTCTACGACACCAGATTTTAAATCAGCGTTCTTACTACCATCAAAGGAGTATATAACAATCTGATTATATTCTGATCCTTGTGAAGGTGAGGCAGACATTATGTATAGTGTGTATTAAGATTTTTTAAAAGAGTCAAAGCATCTATACTACCACTACCTGACTCTGGAAGTTCAACCATTTGTCCAGATGGTATAGATGCTACCATACCACCATTATTTAGAGAAGGAATTGGGACGGTAACTACATCACTCTCCATAACAGGTAATTCTAGACTACTACTAGTCCTACTAGTCTTAATATTTTTATTCTGAGGTTTAATATCAATAGGATCTGGTCCTGCACTTAAATGGAATATAGTAAATTGTTCTCCACCAAATGTAAATAATATATTATTTCCTTCAGCAGCGTCAGGAGCCTCTTGATATAAATTATCACCATAAGTTATTTGATCTGAGAATTGAATAGGTTGTCCATTAATACCATAACCACCATAATCAGGACCATAATGAGGTCTACCCCAACGATCAGGCATTGGTGGAGATGTCATCTCCCATGATTTTAGAGGTTTACCACCAACAAAAATATGATCTAATACAGGATGATCAGTATTAATATGATCTGACTCAAAATCTCTAGGTGGTGGGAATCTTTGGATATGAATGTGAGGACCAGTAGAATTACCAGTACTTCCTACATATCCAACAACTCTTGTCTCAGTAGGTTTTCTACCAGTCATAAACTGTAAAGCACGATTGTTTTTACCATCAGCACCACCTTGAGGTTTAGTTCTCATAAACCTATGCCATGCTTCTTCTACCTTAGCCTCTGGAATATCTACTTTTGCTACCCTCTCAATAATTTCCTCAAACTTTTCAACCGTAACATTCTCATTAATACCTGCAGCTAATAAAGCGTAATGTGCCATTTTATCTTGATTCTTCTCATCAAATACATCATCTTCAGTTAAAAGAGCTCTTTCAGCATTTGTCTTTAAACGAGCAGGAGCAAATCCATATCTTCCAACTTCACCCTCCATTTTCATTACCTCACCGATAGTCTTACTAGTAAGATCATCTACAGTAGAGTTGCCAACACTGTTATAATTTCTACCGTTAAGTTCAGCAATTAAATTATATACAGATTTAAAATCAGGACCAATAGGAGCACTATTAAGTTCTTCCTTTTTCTCCTCGCTAATTACCTCAGATCCATCAAAAATATTTTTTCCATCTTCAACTATTGGTTTTTGCTCATTTGCAGGAAGTATTATATTTCTTCTATCAGGTCTCTGCCATTTCGCATCTTTTTTTCCACCATAATTTTGAATTAAATCACCAATATCTCTAAAAGATTTCCTAGTGGTATCTATTGAATTACCTAAGGACATCTCCATCTCTCTAAACTCAGCTCTTAACTTACCTTCACTATCCAACCAATCACCTTTAAGCATATTCTCACCAAATTGTGCTAAAACATCCCACACTTCTTTTATCGTTCCAACAACAGCCTGAACAACATCTACAACAGCTTTAATAATCTTTTTAATCTTTTCGGTTACATCTTTAACTATCTTTAAAAATTTGGGAAGATATTGTGTTAACCATCCAACAAGAACCCACCCAATAGCAGTAATAAGTCTCTGCCAAAAACTACCTACAGTTTTCTTTATTGGATTCTCTGATACATCTGCACCATCATCCTTCTTCTGTTCTAATAATTTTTCCTTATCAGCCTTCTGCTGAGTATCCATCAACTTTTTAGCATCAATAGATCTCTGTATCTGCCTTTTCTTATCTGCCCTAGTCTTTTGCTCTAAAGATTTTTTAATACCAAGAGTAGTCTGTCGGATTGCTAACAACCCGAAAGACATTGTATTAAAAAATTCTTTGCTATTTACTATTTTCATGAGTTATATACATTACTATAATGCCACACAAAACTATTCTGACTATTACTAGTAGCAATAGACTTAACACCAGTTAAAGAATTATCAACTTCTCCTGTATCATTATTATCCACTGTTTGTATATCTTCTAAACCTAAAGGAACAAACTCAAAATTAGGAGTTTTTTCAGTACTCTGATTTACTGCTACACTAGTCTCACTAGAACCATTAGTACCATTAATAGTACCCACCTCAAAAGGATTAGGAGCTCTGAAATTATTAGTTTTACTGTTGCCTGGAGGAGTACCCTCTAAGGATTCAGTTTTCCCTAACACACCCTCAGTACCTATAGGCATCTCCATATGTTGTTCTGGTCTTGTATCAGGATATACTCTCTCCAGAATTCTAGCAAATTGTTCATAAACTTTAGGATTCATGACAACATCGTCAAGAGTACCTAACTTGTTATCTGGACCTTCAGAGTCACTCCTATTACCTACACCATCCAAATTTAATATTCTTAGATATAAAGTATCAAGCACTTTCTTATGATCTTCACCCAATCCTTCTTTAATCTTCTCTGATGCAACATAATTTTGTTCAAATTTAACTTGTTCTAACCTAATTAATTCCTTAATATGTTCTCTATCTTGACCTTGTATTTTATCATTCTCTAACTGCTTTTTAAGATTGAGTTGATTCTGTCGTATACGACTCATATCTCTTAGATGTCCCTGATACCTAATTAAATTAGCAATATTTTCTGGTGTCTTAGTAGCATTCTTAGCATCAAGATATAAATCATCATCCATCCATATGGATGAACGATCATGTTTATTAAAGAATTGAACATTACCAATATGTCCACCTAGAATATTAGTTCTTTCATATCCAGAATGTCTGAATCTAGGATCACCTGTACCCCAATATCCTAATTCTAATGCTCTTAATTGCCTATTCCATTCTGCTATAGCAGTATTAACTTCCAACTCATCCTTAATATTAAATCCAGGTTCATTTTTTCTCTGTTCCAACTCATTAATTCTCTTTTTCATCTCAGCAATTGCTACAGATCTATCACCTTTAGCATTCTCTACCATATCCCATATTTCTTTATCTGTGCCAGATTTTACATCCGTTGTTGCTATTGCTGCAGCAATACCCATCCATACAAGAGGATTAGCAAGAAGACCTATTACTGCTGGAATACTAGAAATAATAGTACCAATAAGAGCACCAATACCAGTAACAATCAATCCTATACCACCATTCAAGGCAAATAAGACACCACCTGCAACAGCTAGTCCTCCTATAATATTATTCTTCATCTCCTGTATCTTTTCCTGATCACCTTCTTGAATTGCCTTCCATAACTTACCACCTTTATCAGCTAACCATCCAATAAAAACCAGACCAAGAGCTTCAAAAAACTTTTTGAAAACATTCTTAGCAACCTTAGCACCTTTTTTAACTGGTTGTACTAAAGCTTTCTGAGTAACAAACTCTATAAAATTTTCTTTCTTCTTTTTCTTAAGTGCATCGGCCTTTGCTTTAGAAATTTTCGATTCTCTTAAAGCATCCTCATTATCTTGCTGCAAATCCGCAGCAATTAATTTCTGAACACCCAGTAAATTTCTATTAATAGATGCTATACTATTTGTAATTGAATTATAATCTTTCGTAGTAATTCCACCACTAGCATCTTGAGCACTCTGTGCTCTTTGACGATCAGATCTACTAGATTGCGGAAATACTTTACTTGCCTGTACTGCCATTACATACCTGCGTTAGCTTGCTGATTTTTAGAATTTTCTTCCTCAATGTGTTGTTTTAGTAGGGATAGATAGATTTCTCTCTCCCAAGGAATCATATTCTCAATATCACTCAAGCTATATTTATGATGCTGCATGAGGGCAAAGTTGATCTTGTAGTATGATACAAGATCCTCATGCAACATCGCTAGTTGAAAAAAGCTGCTAATCCCTCCAATGGAATAGTATTTTCAACTTTAGTCTTAGGGTTAACTACAGTAATCTCATGGAACAGTCTAGGCATAGTAGCAAAGAATTTCTCCAACTCTTTAAACTGCTTAGAACCTAATTGTTCCAAAAATGCTATCAACTCTTTCCTACTAAAATCACTAGAATTCCAAGTTTCCTCATCATTATAAATGATGTCTACACAACTAGCAATCATTTCAAATGACTGATCAAATCCAACTTTCTCTAATTCAAAATTTTCCTTAATAAACTCATTCAATGAAGGATACTTCATCTTCATAGATATTTTTTCATCTAATTTAATTTCAGTAGTATGTTCTGGATCCTCTAAAAGTTTAATATCATCTAATGCTACAGTTGCATCTACAACAGTTTCACCATCATCAGGACAAGTAACTTTAATATCTACAGTCTCACCAACAGACTTACCCCTAACATTAAGGAATAGATATTCAATATCAAATGTAGATAGTTTCTCAATCTTAATACCTCTAGTTAGAATACAATTATTAAGAACCTGCTTAACTGCAGTAGCAATCTCCTTAATATTATTACTCTCCATAGCAATAACAAGGATCTTTTCTTCTTTAACTAGAAATGGTCTATAACGAATCTTCTTCTTAGAAGAAGGAATCACCATCTCATAGGTTGGTGCATTAATCTTTGGTAGTGGCATCAGTTTTTCCTTTAATTATACCACATATGTAAGCCAATGTGGATTTGAGTGCGTTGCCATCTAACTCATCAAACATAAACATATTCAGACGAAATGCATAGTTTGCCTCTGATACGATAGCAGATACTTGTGATTCTGTCACAGGCAGTGTATTTAGTGTAGCACGATAGTTATTTTTAAACTCCTTCTTATTCTCTATCTCAGGGAACTCATAGAAGTCTAAACCACCATCATCTAACTTAAGAGCGTTCTTAGCAATATTTCTAAGGATCTGACCCCCAGAGAGATCACCCAAATATCTAGTATAATGATGACCCACAAGAAGTTCAGTCTCGTCATGTGCTACTTCACGGATACGGTTAACATACTGTTGACATGCTTCAGTAGGATAGATCGTCTTGTCCCAATCTTTTCCATAAAAATACTCGCAGTCTTTTGCTAGACTACGATGTCTATAAAGTTCCTTCATGTTCAATGGTCCTACAATAGGATCATCTTTTAATCGAAGTACTTCTACCTCCATCGCTTGATAGATGAAGTAATAGTTGGCAACAAGTTGCCTATACTTTTCTTTATTAACTACTCCACGCAGGAATGATGATACAAATTTTGTATTCTCTGCTGCTGAGTGAGACTGTTTAGTCCCTTCTTTAAGATCTTTCGCTAATGCCATACTGAAACTCCATCATGTATATTATAGCATAATTTATGCAATATCATTTATAAAACTTTTTGTAGGGAAATCTCCTACACTATTATCTTTTATAGCTCTATCTGCCTTAGCTTTATCTAAATCATCCTGAGTAAGTGTAAATCCAGTTTTCTCAAGACCATCTAATTTGTAAATAGTCGTTTCATTTAGGTTAGCACCAGTCTGATCGGCAAATCCACCTACTCCTGTTTCAACAGTAGTACCAACAGTACCATCATTCTGTAGATTTGAACCTACCATAGAACGAGATCTACTATCAATAGCACCAAAGTAGTAACGATCATAAGCGAATGTTACTGTACATTCTAGCACTCTATTACCATTATATGCAACTGGCATTGAAGTTACATTAACAGGCCAAGCATTAAGGAAAGTATATTCAATATTTCTAAAATGATCTTTATTAAATTTCTGTATTCTTATAGTGTCTACTTTATATTCCTGTGGATATTGCATACGGTAGTAATAACCCTTCTCTATCTTTCTATTAATACCAGACTGTCTTCCAACTTCACCACCAGATGCAATAAAATCTTGCCATAATTCAAAGAATTGAACCACTCTATAATCCATATCACAATAAAATGTCATAGAGGTGTCAGTAAATATCCTAGTATGAGCCATCTTCTCTACCACACCCATCCTATTACCTTCTATCTGTGCTGTACCAAAAGATGTTGCTGGCAATTCAGCTGCTGAACAAAGTAAACCTAGATCTCTAGTGATAAACCAATTGTTAACTAATGGTGCTCTACTGCTTATATGACCTCTCAGTTTAGTCATAGCACCAAAACCACTAAAGAATACTTCATAATGGTTGGTTGTGGCAACCTTTTGAAATAAACTTACAATTTGACTTGTCTTTTTGACTCTTGGATAACGGGTCACAATAAATACCTAACAGAAATGGTGTATGATATGGCGTATTCAGGAAGGTTTAGACCTACTAATATTACAAAATATCGAGGGGATCATCGTAATATTATTTATAGGTCTCTCTGGGAGAGAAAGTTTATGAAATATTGTGACAGAAATAATAATATTTTAGAATGGGGTAGCGAAGAAGTTATAATTCCTTATCGTTCTCCTCTTGACAACAGAATTCATCGTTACTTCCCTGATTTCTACATAAAACTCAAAGATCGTTCAGGATCACTACAGAAGTACATTATAGAGATTAAACCGAAAAAACAGTGCAAGGAACCAGTCATACAAAGGGTTAAGACGAAAAAATATATCAGAGAAGTTATGGAATATACTAAAAATCAGGCTAAATGGAATGCTGCAACAACCTTCTGTAAGGATAGAATGATGGAATTTAAGATACTAACGGAGGATAATTTAGGTGTCTAGACTGCAGCCAATTGTAGATGAGTTCATTGGAACAGAAGATCCAGAAGATACCATGCTGGAAATTTTAAATGTTTTACAAGATAGTAAGGTAATACTCCCAGAGACAGGTAAATACTATACTTTCGTATATCTACCAAAGACTGTTGGTATAGAATATGATGAATTTCCTCTAATAGCATGTATGGAAATAAAAAGATGGGGTATTAAAGGATTTAATTATCATTGGGGTAAAATGAGAAATTATACATGGCCAGAAGTAGTAGGAGAATTCCATGAATTAATGGCAGGACAAGAAGTGCAAGATGCTAGATCACTGTCATATGCGAAATTCAAGCTAAATACATAAAAAGATAGTGTGTAATGGCGACACTAGACACAAATTTTACATCTAATATATTAGATAGTTTATCATCCAAATCCAATGCAAATTCATCAGTTGCAGAATCTAAGGGTGAAACTTTAAGGTATCCATATGATATTATAAGTTCGACAACAGATTACTTTAAAATAGAAGTTCTAAAATATCCTAGAGGTGGTACTGGAAATAAATTAAGCAGTTTATTCGATCAAGGTGGAATAACAACAGGAGGTGCTCAAGATATATCAGACATGGTATCTGGTGTAGCAGATCAAACAATAATACTACCAATACCGAAAAGTATTAACGATAGTAATGCTGCTGGTTGGAGAGAAGACCAATTAAATGATCTTAGTGCATGGTTAGCGGCTAATACTGGAAAATTGATGGGTAAATCATGGAATGATTTGGCAAACGCAGACAATCGGGAAGCATGGATAAACGAAAACTTTAAGCAACCTGGTGGTAGGTCAAGAGCAAACCAAGTAATAGATCTAATTAAAGCAAAAGCAGCAGCTGCTGTTGCTAATGTTGCTGGTGGTAATATGAGTGTAGAGTCTATGTTATCAAGATCGACTGGAAGAACAATTGCCCAGAATGAAGAATTGATATTTAAAGGTGTTAAGATGAGAGGGTTTGATTTTAAATGGGATATAGCACCTAGAAATCAACAAGAAGCAGGTGTGGTTAAAGATATTATAAGAACATTGAAACAAAAAATGGCTCCTAAAAGAGCCAAAACACGAACAGGATTTTTAAATGCACCTGATATCTTTAGAATAACTTACATGACAGGTGCTAACAAGCATGATTTCCTTAATAGTTTTAAACCATGTGCCTTAGCCAGTATGGGTATAAACTATACAGGTAGTGGAACTTATGCAACATATCCTGATGGTACACCTGTACATCTGACATTACAACTAAAATTCCAAGAACTTAATCCAATATATGCTGAAGATTATGGTGAAGGTGGTTCATTTGCACTAAAAGGAGTAGGATACTAAAATGGCACATTATTTCTCACAACTACCAGATATACAATATCGTAACCCACTATCCAGTAGTTACGATAATGAAAACTATGTTACTGCAAAGAATATTTTTCTAAGAGCAAAAATAAGAGATGATATGATACCAAATGTAGCATACCTCAGATCATATACTATTGAAGATGGTGAAAGACCAATGGATGTAGCTGATAAAGCATATGGAGATCCATCACTAGATTGGATTGTATTAATAGGTGCTAATATTATTAATGCTAGAACTGACTGGCCAATGAGTAGTAAAACTCTGTATAATTATTGTGAAAGGAAATACGGTCCAGATCTAAACGCAACAAAATTCTATGAAACAATAGAAGTTAAAGACTCTAATGGTAGACTAGTTATGCCAAAAGGTCTAAGAGTTGATAAAACTTTTACAATACCAGATCCAGACAATCACAATATTACATTATCTGGAGAGAAAATAGTTCTTGGTATTAGTAACTGGATGGCTGAGACTAGAGCAAATGAGGATAAAAGGAATATAAAACTTATGAGAAGAGAGTATCTAACATCATTCATACTAGAGATGAAAGAAGCATTAAGTTATAAAGATTCCTCTCAGACTAAGAGTCGTAACCTAAAGAAAGCGTTTAATCCTAATATTATCGGAGCTTAGGACCACTAGCCCATCCTACTAAAACATATCTAATTCCTTCTGTTACTGGTTGTGCTCTATGAGGACATCTAGAATCAAATACAACACAAGCACCTTGGGGATTAGGTATCTGACAATGCTTATTAAAATAATCCACAATAATTAACTCTCCACCCTTATAATCTTCAGGGGCAGAGAGTTGAACACTCATAGATAATTTTCTCCAGACTTGCTTATTAGGAGCAACACCATAATCACAGTGCCAGTCAAACTGACCACCAGCACGATACCTAAGAATTTGAAATTCAAAGGTATTAATATCAAACTGGTAATGCTTATTATTAACTACATTAAACAAAGACTGTCCAATAACTTCTACATCTGATCCAGTCTTAGGACAATGTACATCACATACCCTATAATCATCTCTAGGATCTACACCTAAATTAGGATCAGCATAACCACACTTCTCAGGTATCCATACATCTTCTGGTATAGTAGCAACATATCTACTTAATCTTGCAATAGCATCATCATTTATTGCAAAAATATAAAAAGGATCCTCATGAGACCTATTCATGGTCTCATTTGTCTGTGCTCTCTCAGTGAGAGTTCTTTTTCTGATCATTACAAGAGTGCTTCAAGTTGGGATACAGAGGTAGCGTTAGTAATTGTAGAATATGGTACTGCAGGGTTTGATTTAAGAGATGCAGACTCACCCTTCATGTCTGCTATTGACTGTATATCTTCGTTTTCTTTCTTAGTAGCAAGATATCTTGTCTCTAAAATTTCTTTAGTAATAGTTTTGGCATCTGCTAATTCAGCAATAACATTCTTACTGTCATGGTAATACTTCCATGCTGATCTAAATGCAGTATTGGGCAAATCAGATGCATCAATTAAAGAATACTCTGAAGCAGAGATATCTTTAGAAATGATAGCATCGTCCGATAGAGTGCAATCCACCGTGGGGATTACCACTCTACACTTGCCATCTACGCCATTAAAGACTATGACTTTATCTCGTGCCATTATGAGTTAGCTGCTGTTGCAATTACAATACTCTTTGCCCAAGGATATGCAAGTAAAACTTTTGCTCTAGCATCAGCATCATCTTTACCATAGATGTCGATTTTCTGAGTGTTAGCATTATTACCATCGTCAAAGCTGGCGATGTAATGATCTCCTTTGTATGCTGCCATTTTTCTATTTAAATTGTACAAAAAAGAGGGAGTAAACTCCCTCTGGTTATTTATATTACTCTTCAGCTAACTGCTGGAAGTATGATAATGCATCATCTTCTTCTGCTGGTGCTGAACGACGAGTCTGAATCTCCTCCTCTAACTCTTCTTCTACACTAATTGCTTTCTTAGCAGGTGCAGAATTAAGTTTTAGAACTGCATTAAGACGAGTCTTAAGTTCATCATAAGATTTGAACTGAGATGAATCAACAAGTTCTGCTAGAGAGTACTCCTTCTTCCAGAGTGCCTCTAGAGCATCATCATCGTCAAGTAGAGGACTAACTGCAGCAAACTCAGAACTGTCATAGTTCCAGTATCCTGCTACCTTCTTAATCTTGACCTTAAAGTCTGCTCCTTGCCAGAAATCAAATGGATTGATTGGTGACTCATCTTCAAATTCTGGTTGCATTGCACCCATAATCTTATCGAAGATTTTCTTACCAAACTTATAAAGGAATACCTTACCCTCATTCTGAGGATTTGCTGGATCCTTCACGACATATATGTTAGTGTAGTACGAAAGCTTACGCTTCTGTCTACGAGCAATTTCTTTATCCGAATCAACTCCACTATTCCATAGTTGAGTATTAAATTCAGAGACTGGATCTTTTTGATTCACTGTAGTTAGTGAATTTTCAATATACCACCCACCTGGTCCTTGGAAGGCATGGGAGTATAGTTTTACCCAAGGGAGATCTTCTCCATCAGGTGCTGGAAGAAATCGGATAACGGCATAACCATTACCTGCTTTATCGACTTCTGGTTTCCAGAGTCGCTCATCTCCTTTGTTTGCTGAATTGGTTTTCTCAACCTCTTTAACAAGTTTGGCAGTAAGACTACCAAGAGATGATTGCTTTTTAAGCGATGCGAAAGACATAGATTTGGCCTGTGTAATTGGATTTGGCTTGTGTGAGTCTATTATAAGCCGCTCATACTGCTTTGTCAAGACCTTCACGGACTCTGTTGAGAGTTTGTCTCATGTTAGAAAACAAGAGATTACAATCAACATCCTTAGGGAACCCCATTACTATAGCAGATTGTCGAACATTGTCAGCAATCTCTTTAGCACGAGGGTCATCAGACAGTTTCATACGAGTATAAAGAATCTGCTGTTTTTCAAGCAAATCATCTAACTGTTCTAGATGCTCAAGCTGTTCGTCACGAGGAAGTTTGGGGAATTTAAACACTTGTGAATAAATCTCCTCTTGCATTTCATTAATTGTTTCCATCTCATCTTTGACGAAATCGGAATCAAAAAAATCAGACATAACTCCTCTCTGAACACCTCTATTTATCTTTATTATATCATAGTTGCAACCAAAATAACCCTACGATTATGTTCGGGAGTCTTCATATAATGCTCTCCAGAAAACACAATAGCATCATCTTCTTTAGGAGAATATTCCTTTCCTTCTACAAAAGTAGAACCACCTGCACTGGTAAGATATATGATAAAATTCTTATGAGGAAAATAATGATCTACATGTGCAAAAGAGGATGTAACCACTTTCTCTGGATGAACACAATTAACTGCTAATCTCAGTATACTATTAAAATTATACTTATTATGTTCCAATATTTCAGTCATTACTTTAACAACACTATCAACCTCATGAGGGTCTTGTACTGTTACAGGATATTTTGCTATCTCTGGTCTTTGAATAAAAGCTCTAGTATAAAACGGTACACTTCTATCTGAATAACCACCTGGAAACTTTACACCTCCTTCAGCATTATACTTCCAATAGAAATCAGGTCCAAGAACCCATTTCTTAAACTCTTTGTAATGAGGAGTCTTTGGATTAGAGAGGGAGTTTAGCACGAGTAGTCTTTTTCATAAAGTTCAACTGTTGAGCATCACATTTTAATTTCTCCTTAAGAGGTTTAGAAATTAATTTAGTAATAGAATCAATTTCAATATTATTCTCCTCACAGAATAATACTATAGCATCAATGTAGTTAATTTTTTCATTCTTAACAAGTTTCTCAATCTCTTGAGCAAACTTAGTAGAATTCATAAATTTCTTAGCTACAGCTTGTGTAAATTCATTTTCCATGTAATTGCAATTGGTAATTTAAAAATGTTCTAATGTAGGTAACGAGTAATCTCATATATTTTAACTTATCTCTCTCCTCGTAAACCTCACAAGTTCCATCTTCACATGCCATAATAATGACTAGTTTCTTGACTGGTGTTCCTGTTAATTCATAATACATGCAAGCATATGCTGCTGCCTGTACAAAATAACCATCAATCCATTTGCGTGGTTTAGGTGCTTTAGAAGTTTTAAAGTCAATGACTGATAATTCTCCCTCATATTCTGCTATACAGTCTACTGTACCAGCAACACCTAATTCTTTACTATAAAGAGCACCCTCTAAAGAATGAATATTATCAATCTTATTAAGAGTAGGTTTAGCAATTTTAAACAAGAGATCTGATAATGGTTGAACTACAGGTAGTTCTTCATTCTTCAGATAATGCTCTGTAAGGGTATGCATGTCAGTACCACGAGAGGTTGCTCTCGCAGTAATCTTGTTTGCCTCTGCATCACCAACCTTTTTACGCCATTTAGCAAATTTCTCTCTATTATAATGACTGGTTACAGAAGTAATAGATACTAATTTTAATAAATCTTCCCCATTAGGAACTTTATAGTATCTAACACCATCAATAGTTTCCCTCTCTAATCGAGGGAGTGTCACATCAACATGATTAAACATTACATAGACATAGCGTGTTTTGTGGTCAGATACTCTTTACACAATCCAGAACGAACAATATCTTCAAGACCGAATTCGATACATGAAAATGATTCCATCTGTTGTAGGATTCTCATAAAGTCAATGATACCATTTCTCTCTTTATCTCTGGTAAGGTCACTTTGAGTAGCATCACCACAGAAAAGAATTTTGGTATCTTCTCCAACTCTTGTTATTATACTATCTAACTCGTGAAAATTCAAGTTTTGGCACTCATCCACGATTACAATAGCATTATCTAAAGTAGTACCCCTTATAAATGATGTACTCCAGAAGGAAATGGTCTCCTGAGTCTTGAGGTTTCCATACAACATCTCAAAATCTGCATCACTATTCATCTCAAACATGTATTTCACCATGTTCTTATAAGGAATCTGATATAGTGCAGACTTATCTTCATGGTCACCAGGTAGGAAACCAATCTCTCTGGTCGATACAAGAGATCTAACCATGTAGATCTTCTGATAAGGTGTCGTATAGTCTAATACCTCTTTAAGAGCGTTGTAGAGTGCTATAAAGGTCTTACCTGTACCAGCACATCCATATGCAAAAAGATGTTTACCTTCGTTATAATCATCAAAGAATTTTTTCTGATTCTCTGTTAATGGTTGAATATCATTTAAGAAGTCACTATTAATAGGTTTCTTCCTTCTCATCTGTTTGGCAGTCATGCCGATACCAGTGACAACGGATGCGGTTTTTCTTTTGCGTGGCATATTAGTCTAAAGTAAGTTTTTGGCGATTTCTACCTGTTTTTTGAGCTCTCCCTAAGATCTCATTCCAACCAGGTTTAGATTTTCTAAGTTTATCTTTCCACTCACCAACTTCTCCTACACCAGGCATTGTTGAGGGGTCAGACCAGTCTCTCTGCCAGTCAGGATTGTCATCGCACCACTTAGACCACTCTGTGATGCTCATTGCAACTTCTTTTTGTTCGCCAGTCTTTTTGTGGATTACAGGATAAGTAGCCATAAAACTTTACAAGGTAGTGTTATTTAGAGAGAGACTAATTCTCCCTCACTGTTCGGTTTGTTATGTAATAGTATATCAAATGCAATCGTAATACGAGGTACATCTGATTGATGTTTATCCGTACTATGGGGAACCCATGTAGGGAATAATGTCATACTATTAGGTGAATTTTTAAAAGGGTATGATTCTTGATGATATGGATGATAATATATCGTTGAAGTATTATCACATTGAACAGTAAAATGTCCACTAAGATAACAATGAGGGTAACTTGAATGAGAATGCTTTTTGATCTGTTGACCATTACGCATCACATTTGCCCAACATCTAACCTTTAATTCACCACCATCCTTAAAGAATTGATGGTCACTAAGATTACCAATAGTATTTCTCGTGTATTCTGCATGAAATCCTCTAATCTCCTTATGAAGTTCCTCACATACTGGACTATCCCATTTTAACACATTAAAATAGTTAAATCTAGCAGTTAAACTATCTGCACCCAAACCAGTATCTCCGTCATCATATTGATCCCAATCATCTGGATATTTTTCTTTAATTTCTTCTTCTTTAGATAAAATAATTTTAGCAAGTTCTTCTACATCAATATTAGTCTCCTTCTCAGCAATACAATAATCCCATATAGGAGCATAAGGTGATTGTGGAGGATCACTGGTAAAACGAGTTACCTTTGTCATGTCCAACCCAATGCTTCAGATACTGTTGGTAATTGTACCTTAAATATTTCTCTACATTCCTCTGCAATAACCTTATGCTCCTTCTGAGTACCATGAGCAGATCTAAGATCAATATAATGTATCCAAGATCTTACACTACCACTCATGTACAGTTTAGTTGGTACAGCAAGTGGTAATACAAATCTGGCACATTCTTTAGCAACACCCATATCTATCATATAACGATAGAGATCCTGAGCATCATGAAAATGTTGAGCAATTTCCTTCTCTAACATTTTTACCTTTTCTGGGTCAAGATCATCTGTAGAATTTTGACGATTCTTTAAATCTTGACGACGCAATTCTGGTATAGGTATTAAACTACCTTTTGTCATTAAAGAAGTATCAGCATAACGCTGAGAAAATTCTTGGAAAGTAAAAGATCTATGACGCAATATCTGAGCAGCAAGACCTCTAGTGGTCTCGATCTCCAATGTCATAAATGCCTGTTCAAATATAGACCAATGTTGATGCTTAATACAATAAGCAAGCAATTTAGCATAATCTGGATTATCCTGATTTTTGGGATTTGATACCCTAGCGATATACGCTATTTGTTCCTCAGGTTTTGGTGTTATCTGAATCAGTTTTACAGTCATTTTGTAGTTTTCTAAGTTGTTTCAATTTAAGTTTTGCTTTAGCCTCTCGTTTTGCCTGACGCATATAATGGAGTTCTTCCTCATTATACATCTCAGGATGCTTGAGTGCCTTTTTCACCAACTTGATCGTTTCCTTTAGTCGCATAATACGCTTTAAAATAACCTGCTAGTCCGTGCGTTGTAACCTGCTTACTACACCAATCGTCTGCACATTCGTAAATGGCACGATTTGAGTAGGTACTATTACCGTATTTAGACATCAAGATTTTCAAGACCTCTTGCCTTAACTTAAGTTTTGCATCATCCATAACAATATTTTTTAAATTTTTTAAAAGGGATTACATAGTACATACTGCGAAAAATGCCCATTTTACGCATTTTTGCAATTCTGTGTTTTCCGTCTATCATGCGAAATTTGAGATTAAACGGATTTGGAGCATTTTCGACTAAAATGCCAGGAAAATGAAAATCACAATTTCGGTATCTTTCGCCTTTACAACAAATACACCGATTTGTAGCATATTCCTCTAAAAGGTTCATACCCTTCCAAGCAATATTTTCGTGATCTACCATTTTTAACCGTTTTTTGGTTAATAGGTGTGCAATGTCAGCAAGGTGTATTTTAACATCTTTGCTAGATATTCGCCAATCACCATAAACCGAAATAGAGCAAGAATGATACCTGTTAGTCAGGATATCCGTCATCGTCATCCCACACCTCTTCAATATCACCTACAGGAGGTTGTGTATATGCTTCAGTGTCAGAATAAACTTCCGACTCTAACTCTTCAACAATCTCCTTAAGAGCCATGACCAAAACTTTTAATTTAGCTTTATTAACCATTTAAAGTTTCTTTTGGTGATCTAAAATATTTGTTTATAACTTCAACTTGATCATCATACCTAGCAATCTTATCAAGTTCAACTTGAATTGCTTCAGTAATATCTGAATGCTCTCCGATACCTGCAGGATGTTCTAGATAAACTTCCACATTTGCTCTATGTTTAGCAATTTCACCTTGAGCATGTGCTAATACTGCTCTAAGGAGTTGTTCTCGCATGTGTAACATAAGATCCTCCGTTTTGGATATTATAGTATAAAAAAAGAGGGGTGTCTACCCCTCCTTTTACTATGCACAGGTTTTGCTAGTTTAACTGCAAGGAATTGCAGCACTTTTTACCTTGAGTCCACGATACATTAGATCGTGTCTGTTACGCCTTGCATTCTCATCGAGAATTTTTGCGTTGTACTCTTCAGTGTCGTACTCGACACCACGATAAGTGACTTTTGCCATTTTGGTTACCTTAGGTAGGGTGGATTAGACCCGTTCCTTCAGTCGGCTTTTGCGTCCCACTCACAATGAGGTGTTTCGTCTAACACTACGCTGATCATCTCAGCTCGTGTTTCCTCTTCAATCTTAAACTCATTGATCTTATCGATCAACATTTGAGCATCGATGCAAGAAAAGGTTGCTGCTATTGCTGCTAGATGAAACATGGGATGAACGATAACCCGTTCCGAGTCGGCTTACTTGCGGTCCCTGTTGGGACTGAACGATATGTGCATTATAACACATTACTATGTATAAGACCAGAACTGTAACAACTGTTACATTTTTGAAATCCTGTGGCTCAAAAAAATTCCCGAATTTTTTTTCCCGATTATTTGAAACGAGAGTTCGGTTTTCCCTCAGGAATACAGTCTAAAACTTTTTCCCTTGGAAACCAACCGAGTTCACGCAAGGCAGTAGTGTCAGCACATGTGACATCTCTCTCACCTGGTGTGTTCTCCTTGACTGGTAGATTTGCCTGACCAAATGCTTCTGCTAATTCTCTGACTGTTATAGTCTCACCTGTTCCTACATCTATGTGTCCAGTATATGTACTAGACATTAGGTAACAAATTGCTCTAGCAACATCCTTAACATGGATCCAGTCTCTCTTATGATTAGTAATATACTTAGCAGTCTTATCCTGTAGCATTCTGAATAACATATCAGACCTACTGTTCTCACCATAAACAGTCTGGAACCTCATTCCTACACTATTAGGTGGTGCTTGTAGTTCATTAACCTTCTTGGTAATACCATAAGGATTCTGCCACCACTCCTCTACCTGTGCTGAACTAGCATAGAGTAGTCTGACATTATATCTCCTACAATATTCAAAGATAGGTTTAGACTTCTCTACATTATTCTCCCAGAATACATCTGGGTTATCTAAACTGCCTCTGATGTTAGCAAATGCTGCGAGATGTATGACATAATCATATGGTTTTTCAAACATACTAATCTCAGACTGAAAATCCCCGACATCATCGGGGAAATCCATACCATCAACTAGGTATCCATAACCTGCATCATGTCTAAGGTGATTGAAGACATAACTGCCTATGAATCCCTTATGACCAGTAACAAGGATCTTTGTCATTTCTTTTTCTTTTTAGATTCTTTTATAGGAGGATTGCCCCACATAGCAGGGTTCCGTGTACCATTAGTGTACCCTATCTTTTTAAGACCACCTTTAAGTTTGTCCCAATAGAAATCAAATACATCTACTCTTTTACTAGCAATCACTATATCATAGTGAATCTTATCAGAATTATCAACAGTATACTCTACCAAATAAGAATTGGTAGGCAATGATTTGACATTAGATTTTTCAAGAGAACAATCAGGTGCATGGATATTAATCCAATACTTTTCTCTTGCCTCTTTTTTGTCTTCAGCACTCCAAGTCTTAGGTTCTGTTTCCCCAGACGATATCGGGGTAGGCTTCTTTAACGACTGGGAAGCTGCATCTGTATTTTCTGCCAAGTTTTTTGTCCTTTGCTAAACATAATACTTCTGCTTCACCTGGATTCAAGGCTTCAAGCAGTTGAATAAACAATACTTCCCTACGAGTACTCGATAGTTCGTAATTGCCTCCTTCAATGAAATTATACAGGGTTTTGTACTCAGATGCAAGCTTACTCTGAGATTCTATTGTTGGTGATGGATTAGGAGTATAAGGTACTTCACCTTCTGGCAAAGCACTCTTCAAACTCTCATCATAATTCCAGATGAGACAATACCTAACTGCTTTGGAATCGTACTGTCGAAGTACCTCTATCTTTTTGTCCTTAGTCTTCGCTTTATGTACAGCGTCTAATACCTCGCTGACAAGGGGTTTTGGTGGTAGTTTTGGCATAATAAACTCAAAGGTTAATCGTCGTCGTCTTCCTCATCGGCAAAATTGTCAAATCGGAATGCTATTAATGAGTCTGGTATTATATTACCATTCTCATCATACATTTCTGGATGTGAGGGAGGATTATACTGTGGTCTATCATGATGATAGAGCATATACTCTCGGAGTACCCATCCTAACATGACTGATACAATCGCTGTTAATATGATGAAAAAAGATCCGAAGACCAAAGATACTGATAACATTTTCCTGCCTCTATAGGGTTTATAAAGTAAACTTTAATGCCCCTCCATGCTAATTGTTTTTATTTAGCAGCAAGATTATGCTCCTTAAAATACTCCGCAACTTCTGCAGCACCACCAATATGTTTTCGATCTCCTGACGGAAGATCAGCAACTACTTGTGGGAACTGAAGAGTATTAAACTCACCATCAAATTCCTCGATGGTAAAATGTTCGTCTAGAGTATAAACTACAAACCGTTGTTTTGTCAAGCTCATTAGCTCTTTAACTTTGTCGCAATAACCGCAACCGTTCATCGAATAGATTGTGAACATCTTTTAGTTAAAATAATATTTATAGGAAGGCAGGTTCTCCGTCTTGTCCTCCATACACAACGATGTTAACATCTCGTAGGTCTTCTGGAGCAGGGATCCCGTTGTATATTGTAACACCAAATCCTGTTGTTGTCCTGTCAAATACTGTTCCCCTGACCAAACCACCTGGGAAATTATTAGTACCTCTACCATTTATTACTACAGCATAATTATTATCATTCATTGCATCAGCAAAGTTAACTGTGTAAACACCAGTAGATGACTGCTCAATCGAACTAACATTATGTGAACGATCTCCAGGAACATAGTCACTGTTACCTACACCTAAGTTGGTGTTCATATACCATGCAGTAGCACGACCCTCAAACATTTGAGTGTGTGTACATGTCTTAAGTCCAGCAGTATTCTTATACTCTCCTACCTTAAGGACTCTATTCATCTCAGAGTTAAACACCTGAATGGAGTTACCCATACTACCCATAGTAGTACCAACTCCAACACCATAATAGAATAAAGATGGTGTGTACTCAGTAACAGTAATCTCTGTATAAGATCCAGTCACAGTAACATCCTGTGTCATTACAGAAGGTGTGGTACTACCATAACCTACTGGATCACCTGATGCTGATGTATAGAATGTAATAGGATAAGTTGCTTGCTGTGATGCATTCTCAAATCTATATGTCTGTCCAACTTCAAACCTTAAGTAAGGTGACTCATATCCCTGAATGTTTACTGATCTATCAGATCCAATACCATAGTACCTATGGTTGACAGTTTTAGTACCAAGAGTAACAGGTAGTGGTAAGAAGTTTGCTTTATGCTCTGTGTAAAGACTCTTGGAGGTCTCTGCAGCACCTGTTAAGGTAGAGAATGACGAAGTGTTAGCAAAGGTAGCATTGGTCGCCTGTGAAGCGATCCCTGCGTTAGTTGCATAGGTAGCAACACCACACTTGTCTGAGTAACTAGAGACACCACAGATGTCAGCATGAGGAACCTTCTGAACAGTGATAGTAGCAACACCAGAGGATGAGATGATAGTATCAAGACTCAACCCAAAGTTTACTGTCTGTGCTGTTCCTACGAAACTATTATTATTTCTGATACCAATACCAGTACCTGTTGCAGTAATATTTGTTAACTGACTACCATCACCATAGAATTTGTCAGTAGTTCTAATAGGATTGTTAGTAAAGATATCAAAGTTACTCGTAATACCTGATGCAATATCAGCAGTGGCAGCGTTACCTGTACACTGTAGTGCATTAGTAGCAACATCTGCAAGAGTAACAGCAACACCTACAGCAAGAGCGTTTGCTTCGTTAGCAACTGTTGCTATGCCAGCAAGGTTAGCATAGTCTGCAGTAGTTGCTAAAGGTACTGTGCCAGCAGTGATTGTAGCAACACCAGCAGATACATTAGTAATATTAAATTCTGATCCAAAATCTATAGTAGCAGCAACACCAACCTGAGATCCATTACTAGTAATACTAACACCTGATCCAGCAGCGATCACACCAGTGATAGCAGATCCATCACCAGCAAATGCTGTAGCAGTGATGACACCAATAGTATTAATACTACCATCAGTACCAACACCAGCAAACTGAAGTTCAATAGGTTTGGTGTATGCAGCAAATGCTACATCAGTCTTTGATGCTCTAGTAACTAGAGTCTGACCACTAGCAATACCTATATTGTCTATCGTTAAATCTTGTAGTGGTTGTAATCTCTGACCAAAGACAAAGTAATCAGCAACATCAAAGGTACTGATATCTCCTGAAGCAATACCAACAGAGACTGCAGCAATTTTATCTGAATTTCTATTTGATACATGAATGGTTGCAACACCATCATACTTTGCAGTAACTAGTCCTACATTATCATTGATCTGTGGGAATGCAGTGCTACTAATATATGAATTACCTCTACCTAAATTTTTCTGAACATCAGCATTAACATTACCGTATGCTGTATTAGAAATGATAGTAAAACTTACACCAGGTTTAGATGATGAAACATATATTGAATCACCTGGCTTCAATGTAATATCATCATACATTGCATTGCCACCCACTGCCAATGGAATACCATAAGCAATGGAGTCTGAAACTTTATTACCTGTAGAATCTTGAACTGTAATTTGTCCACTGTTACCATGAATAGATGCAACACTTACAGATCCAAACCCATCACCACCACTGATAGATATGATTTCATTGACTGCGTACCCTTCTCCATCTGTATTAACAGTGGCAGATTCAATCTTACCGTTAACATTAACTACAAGATCAAGAGTCAATCCTGTACCTGATCCATTACTAGTAGTAGCAACATCTGTTTGTGTACCAACAGCATAACCATCACCAGGATTATTAACACCAGTTAATGTAGCAACTCCATCTGCATTTGCATTTGTTACTGAAAGAACATCACCAATATCATATCCTTGTCCATTATCAACAAGTTCTAATTCTGTTATAACACCATTTGTAGTTGTAATATTAGCAAGTGCTCCAGTACCATTACCTCCAGTCAGTACTATGTTGGTTCCATTTGCATATCCTGTCCCTCCATCACTAATCCCAAAGGTTGTAATAGACTTATCACCAGAGATAGCAACTGAATGAGTTAACTTCTCTTCTGTTTGGTTTGCTGCCGAGACATTAGCAGTTACCATCTCAGTAGCAGTATACAGTAAAGTGTTACTAACTGTACCCTTCTGGAGTGTCGTTTTTAACGATGCGAGTCTTCCTATCACGGCTCTATGCACTTTTTTTAGTATTTATCTGTGGTAGAATATATACAGTAAAGATTTTGGCATGAATATTCTAACAGGTGCTGATGGATTCATTGGGAAACACTTTAAAAATTCTCTCGATGGTGTAGTTGAAGTTGACCTAGAAAATTGTTTAGACTTTTTAGATAACTTCAAGAGTTGGGACAAGATAGATATGATTATCCATCAAGGTGCGTTGTCCTCTACAACCAACAAGAACCTTGAGATGGTATACAAATATAATATAGACTTTAGTATTAAATTATTCGAGAAGGCAATAGAGTATGGTATCCCTGTTAAGTATGCCAGTTCAGCATCTGTCTACGGTAATCAATCTTGCATTATAAATCCCCTGAATTACTATGCATTATCAAAAGCAACAGTAGATTACTGGGTCTTAGATAATATAGAACGCTTTAGATATGTTCAGGGGTTTAGATACTTTAATGTATATGGATCAGGTGAGCATCATAAGGGACAGATGGCATCACTAGTCAGTCAGTTTCAATGGCAGGCTGCCACTGGTCAAATACATCCGTTTGAAGGGAGCGATCAGATACACCGTGACTATGTGTGGGTTGGGGATCTGGTGAATGTAGTGTTATCGAACACTGCGGGTTCTGGCATATTCGATCTTGGCACAGGATCGCCAATAACAATTGACACTGTAGCTCAACTAGTTTCATTAAAAACTGGGTCGAAATTGTCTCCAATCCCATTTCCACCTCACTTAAAGGGTAAGTACCAATATTATACCATAGCTGACATGAGTTGGTTAAAAGATTACAAATTTAAAACAGTTAAAGAGTATCTCCAGGTATAACTCTGTGTGAATCCTCATCAAAATGCTGTGTAGAAAATTCAAATAATTCTGCATCTTGTATTGCTACCATCTGATGTCTAGTCTTCCTACAACAATGGAAACTATCACCAGGTTCTAGGATCATAGTCTTTGCATCCTCTAAATTATCTGTCTTACCATAGAAGAGATGAATCATACCTGAATGCAGGTAGAAGGTCTCATCTTTTAGTATGTGATAATGCCATGAGCACCTGTGGTTCTTCTTAATAAACAATAACTTACCACAATACTCAGGAGAATTGGCAATCCATTTCTCCCAACCCCATCCTTTCGGTACAAATTTAGGTTTAGTTTCTTTCATTTAAAAAAATCATAATCGGTTATGCCTTTATCATCAATAAAGAGATCGGCATGAGGTTTACCAAAGATCAACTCATGATATTTACACCCCCATATATCTAGTTGTAATTTAGTAAGGGGTTCTATAATTTCCTTTGCATGTGCAGTAGCTACATCATTAGGAAGATCATGATTCCTACCCATTGCACGAGCAGTCATGTATATTATGTAGTGACCCTCCTCATATAACTTATTAATCTTTTCTATCCTCTCCTTCTTGGGAGTAGCACCTTCATACTGACACGACTTACATGTACCAGGTGTACATATCGTACCATCTATATCAAAGCAATATCTCATGTTGTGGTCCCCAATACAAATCTTTTAAAGGATAAATTTCTGTTGACTTAGTAAGGTTTCTCCAACCATACATTGCCATACCAGCAGCAGTACCAGCATCACTAGACACTGGTTCGACATACAGTTTAGCACCTTCTGGAAGATGTTTCAAGTACTCATAGTTTGCTACACAATTTAGAGCACAACCTCCTGACAATACTATATTATTACTAACCTTTGATGCTTTCTTGATCAATGCAATCATATATGTTTCAAAATCTTTCTGACATCTCCATGCTAAATTAGCAGGACTAACATCACCATAAGGTTTAAACTTAACACCATTAGGATCTCTCTCCCATAAGGTTTTATCAACCTCACCATCTACCAAAAATGATTTAACATTAGGATCTTCCTTACCATAAGGAGCAAGACCCATGAGTTTACCACAACCTAGAGTACCAAACCCAAGGTACTCACTGATACCAGCATAAACAAATCCTATACCAATAGTATAGTCAGTCAAAGTAGATCCTTTATACCAAGGTACTGCTCTCTGATATATCTTATCAAATGAATGAGGATAAGATACTTTATAAATTGTCTCTACCTCATGTCCTCCACCCTCAACATATGCTCCAGCACCATCAACAATAAGACATGCTGCCTCTTCAAACCCAGAGTTATAAAATGCTAGTGCTGCATGATGTAAATGATGTTCAGCACTACAGTCCATAAAATTAGGTTTATCTTTCACCTTCTGTATCAATTCACATGTAAAATTTAATACTCTGTCAGCAAGTTCTGGATCATCAGTATGATGTAATGTAGTATGCAATGCTATGTCTATATCATCTACTCTTCTAACACCATCAACCAATGATAAGTATGGTCTGTAATCATGCTTCTTTCTACTTACTCTTTCTTCTTCTATAAACCATTCTATCTTACCATCCTTTAAATAACATACAGCAGCATCATGAGAACAATTATAAGATAATATATTATTTGAGGATACCATCCACATCCTCCATAGTCATAGTATATGTACCAGGATTCTGGACTGCAATTGCTGCTGCTCTATTAGCAAAAGCAATTGACTCTTCCATAGAAGGTAACTGTATATAATAGAAGACTAATGCTGCTAAGAATGTATCACCTGCACCTGTTACATCAAACACTCTAGTGATAGGTACTTGGAACTGTTTCTTATTCCATAGAGCACCATCAGCACCAGCAGTTACAATCATATTCTCACCCTTAGGTATATGATCTGGGTCTAATAAATTAAATTCTTTCTGATTAATTTTATATACTATATTAGGATACTGTGTAGGTAACTTCTTCTTCTTAGTATCAACAAATATTTTTATGTCTGGATTCCTACTAGCAAGATGTTCAATGTCTTCTACAGATACAAACCCCTTATCATAATCTGATATGACAACAGCATCATAACTTTGATGCACTGCTGCCATAGTAATTTGAGAAGGATGTAATGGTTCTACCTCTGGTTCTGTATCCAGACGCATGATCTGTTGATTAGATTTCTCATGAACATATCTTGTCTTAGTAATCTTCTCCTTATGAGTCAAGAAGTTTACATTGATACCAAGGGACTTTAAATTCTCATAAACATTCGCTGCCATACCAGGAGCAGACTGCTTCTCCCTATACTTCATGACAGGGATCGGTCCTTCAGGACTTAAACGATCACAGGATCCATACACCCATTCATCGGTGCAACTATCCCCTATCAATAATACATTGTACTGTCTTTGAAGTCGCATACTCTTCTATCCTATCATAGAATTTTAATTCGGCAGCCCAGTAGGAACCTATGACTGATTTATCTTTCCAGTCAGAACCTACCACCATTATATCAGGTTTAACTTCTTTTACCAATGCCTCTAGAGATTCATCGCTATGAAAGTAAGTCACCTCATCAACTGATTCAAGAGCAACAAGCATGATTCCTCTATCAGTCTGATTATATATGGGACGGGTTGGTCCTTTCTTTTCCCGTACTCTATCGTCAGTATCAATACCAACTACAAGATAATCTCCAAGAGATTTTGCCCAGCTAAGTAATGATATATGACCTGGATGTAGTAAGTCAAAGGTTCCATTGACAAATACCTTAACCAATTTTTTCTCATGAATAAATGGTTTAGCCATCTCTACCTATCTTATATGCTATGGTTGCTCTAAGAGTATTAGTCTTAGAGTTAAATGATTCTCCCTTATGCATTAACTTACCCAAGAATAAACAAATTCTTCCTGGTCTAGGAGCAACTTTAATTATATCATCTGAATTTGTAATGCTATCTTTAGAACTAGTAGGTACTTTAATGTGTGTCTCTCCACCCCATTCTTCTTTAGCATTTGCATTAACATAATAAAGCATAGTAATACCATTGTCCTTACAATCTTGATGGAAGATAGTATTATGATAGTACTGCTGACCGTTAATTAATATCTCTCCTATCTCTGGATTGTCTATCATACTATGAGTAACAGCATGATATATCATAGGGAATAAACTGTCATTAGATATAGGTGACAATGGGTCAGGAAATATCTTCTGAGAAAATGCAGGTATCTCTTTCTCTGGATTTCTAGACTCAGTATAGTGACCGAACCTCCATCCAGACGAGTCCATAATCTGACGATGAACATAACTAATAAACCAATTTGGAAATAGATTATCGATAACAACAATCTTTTCCTCATCAATATTATACTGAGAGAAATCTAACAGTGTTGTATTAGTATCAATGCTAATCATTTTTAACCGTAATTAATTTACCATACTCAGGAAGATACAAATACTCAAGACCACTATTGGAAAGAGTATGTAACGCATCATCGAGTGTTTCAACCAGAGGTTCTCCACCCAAATTAAAGGAAGTATTAAAGATGATAGGGCAACCAGTCTGTTCAAAGAATTCTTGGATGATGTCATAGTAATGTTTGTTTTGTTCTTCTGTTACTGTCTGTATCCTACATGTCTTATCAACATGAATAATAGCAGGAATCTTTTCTTCTATACCTGGTTGACAATTAACAGCATACATCATGAATGGAGTCTCATCCATACCACGAAGATCAAACCACTCATGTACATGTTCCTTAAGGATACTACCTGCAAATGGTCTAAAGAACTCTCGTTTCTTTAATGTATTAACATGATCTTTACCATTAGGATCACGAGGATCATATAGTAGACTACGATTACCAAGTGCTCTTGGTCCTGCCTCTGATCTACCTTGGAATAGTGCAACGATGTTCTTATCAGTAATAAGTTTAACAACATCTGCATGTGTTGCATCTTTTACTTCAGCATCATAAGAGTCTACCATGTCAGTAATGTATTCATTTGTGTAATTGTATTGTGGACCAAAATAAAGATTATCAATACGCTCACGCACTCTATGATCTTTATTATGATAATGATGCCATAATAATGCAGCACCTAATGCTGTACCAGCATCATTACTGACAGGTTCAACATAAAGATTAATACCTTCATCTTTTAACTGATCAAGATACCAATAATTAGCAACACAATTCAATCCATATCCACCTGACACAACAACATTTCTATTTCCACTATCATGCACTGCCTTTCTAATTAACTCTAACACCTGCTCTTGGGTATCATTCTGCACCTTCCATGCAAAATTCTTTCTACCCTCACAATCATATGCTTTTTTAATCCTATCATCATCTATCCCTGTTTCATACTCTACTTCTGGTACAATCTCATTGATCTCAGGTTCATACCATAGATTTTGAATTGCACCATTAGGATACATTGGAGTAAAGATATTACTATCTGCAAGTTTAACTGGTATCATTCCACACTTATGGAATAAGTCTGGAATATAATCACATGGTCCTCCATATGGTGACAGACCCATTGTTTTACCTGCTTCAATAGCAGGGAACCCACAGTACTCAGTCACTGCCTCATAAGTTTTTACTATACCACATTTATGTGTGGCAATTAATTCGTGATGATCATTCTGAGGTGACTCCCAGTTTATATCCTCACCATATCCACACCAAAATTCAGAAGCAAAATTATTAAAATAATTAAAAGGTGAAGCAAACTTAGAACCTAGATGCTTATATTTTGTGTCAAACTTATGAGGGTATGCACAATCAAATATAGTTTCTGTTTCCCAGTAGTCTTCAACCTGTTCTTTCTTAGCACCAAACTTACACCATGATCCAGCACCATCTACAATAACTGCAACTGCTGATTCAAATCCAGAGTTATAAAATGCAGCAGCAGCATGTGTCCTATGATGTATGTGTCCCATGTCAATGACATTTTTAGGAACAGTAGCACCACACTTTCTTTTCTTTACCTCATCCTCAGTGAGAGAATTAGTATCCTTTAACAAACCTATCTTTCTAGCAAGACCATAGTAAGGATCATTTAGACAATAATCCAACTTCATGTCTGGATGAGCATCCAACCTTGTAGTATGAACAGTTACAAAAAAGTCTAACCTGTCAGTATATTCTTTAATCTTAAGGATGGATGCTATGGGACCACCATCATACTTTGCACGAGTAAGTCTTTCTTCCTCCATAGCAAAGACTAACTGACCATCTTTTAACAATGCTACTCCAGCATTGTGTCCTCTAGCAACTGCTGCGATCCACTGTGTCATTTCCCAAAACCCTTCTTAGTAACTGTACTTGTAGGACAGGCAGGATCCTCACAACAAGAATCTTGTTTCTGTTCAGATTGTTTAACTATAGGAATATCTTTAGACTTACCCAATCTTTTCTTACATGATTCAATAACATTTTTAATATCATCCTTACTCATACTCATACACTCATCATTCTGCATGTCCTGCTGATCTTCTGTAGTCAACCTAAGAGGAGAGAATGTCCTCTTACCTTCACCAAGATCAATGATGTCAACATCCTTATCATTAGGATAGGATATATTAATAGGGTATGTAGATCCCACAACAACTGTTGCTGTTGTCCCAACTGCCTTAGCAATATGTTGACCGACACTATCACATCCTAGAAAATGATCAGCACATTCAATTAACCCTGCCCATAAACGAATGTCTGGTACTTCAGGGAATGCATGATTGTATTTGCTATCACCAGTATCAAATTTAAATTCACTCATAACAATAACAGTATAGTCTTTCTTAAGAGTGTTTATAATCTCAGATATATCTGACACATTAAAACTACGAGAGGATGGATCAAAAATATATCCATCAGTATTCATCACACCCCTACCAAATGGTTGTACTATAATTACTTTATCTTTACCACATTGACTCTTAATATTCTCAATGGTTTGTATTGCTCCTATACCTTCTTGCTTAGTAATCTTAAGATTAGGTGCAGGTAGTTCTCTAGGTTCATCTAAACCATTGATTTCCATATCATATGCTTGAGCAAGACTACACTGTTGATTGTAGTAATGCCACATTCTATATGGTTCTGGTGTTACACAGTCTCTATCTTTAATCTTATCTTCAAACAATCCTTTATGCCAAATATCATAGGCATGTTTATGCAGAACTGGATGACCTTTAAAGAAATTCATACCACCTTCTGCAACGATTATAAAATCGTCGTGATTTTCTGCATACTTTTCAAGTGCAGGGATAGAACAGATAACTCTACCTGCTCCACCATTAATAAAAAATGCCTTAGATCTCATAGTATTGTTTCAACAATTTATATAGTTACATGAAAAGAACCTGATTCATTCGATTATAGTCGGTAAACATACCCAAGTCAACACTCTGACCATGTAAGACATCAGCTTGATATAATACCATTCTATTATACACCATCTCAAACTCATGTTCAAGTTTCCATCGAGGACCAAGTGTATGTTTCTTAACATGATTAAAGATTTCCCTGTTAGATAACTTATCTGCATTAGGTGGCACTGGAATACCACTGATCTCTCTCTTAGGTATACTCATTTTACCATCAAAACTATACCATGCAGTCCCTCCTGCACATTCCTCTGGAGTATTTAAATATATGTTAGCACCAAACTGAAAATTAGGTAGACCAGGTTCTTTTACACCAGTATAAGCATCTTGATGTGGAACTATAGCAAGAGGATCTTTCATCAATGACGAATCATTCAAAATATTCACCATAAATCCAGCGTTCATCCAATTTATATCAAAACCAGCTACATCCCCTAGACTCTCAGCTCTCCAAATATCATTATCGAAACACAAATCTAAGAATAAATCATAGATTCGTGTATCTAAAAATTCAAATTTTTTAAATACTCTCCAACCAGGAAATCCACTAACTAATTTTTCATCATCACTGATAGGTTCAGTGAGTGCTAACTTTCTTACCTCATCAGGATTCTTATAGAAGTCATCAATAATGACTGCACCTCTACCCTTATGTTGAAAGACTTTTACATCTAACGAATCATTTAGTTCAAATCTAGGATCCATATTACATAAAAAGTACTTGGTTAATACGATCAAAGTTAGTAAAGTATCCTAACTCTGCGTTCTGTCCGTGAAGAACATCAGCTTCATACAATACCATTCTATTATATACCATTTCAAATGAGTGCTCAACCCTACAGTAACCATTATCTAGGTGAGATCTAATATGATTATACAATTCTGTTGGGGTTGCATCATTTAATCTAGGTATACCACTAGTAACTCTCTCCATAATACTTATATTACCACCAAAACTATAAAGATTAGTGCCACCATGACATTCTTCTGGAGTATTTAAATAGATAACACATCCATACCTAGATCTAATAATACCAGTAAAGGTATCATCATCACATGGATAATAATCTTGATGAGGTATGATACCTAATGGATTATTTAAAAGAGTATCATCATTTATAACATTACACATGAATCCCTGCTCATCCCACCTTTCATTAAAAAAATCTTCATCATATACCTGATCCCTTCTCCATATATCTGGATCAAAACATAAGGTATGAAAAATATCTTTTAATTTATCTTTAACCTCATCAGTATCAACATATATTCTACCACCAGGTATAGAAGGTGCTTCTCTACCCCTATTGTCTATATTAGATAAAGCAAACTCTCTTACCTGATCTGGATTCTTATAAAAATTATCTACAACTACAGCATTTCGGCCTAGTATATCTCTAGCAACTTTAATTTCTAATTCATTATTAAGGTCAAACATTTTATAAAATCCTGTAGGTCAAAAAAAATTCGGGAATTTTTTTCCCGAATTCTGGTAACTAAAAAGTGAATTTCGTTTCAGGTCTAGTCAGCAACTTGTACGAAGTTTGGATTGTCCTGATCATCAGGATCCATTGGCCATACAATCAAATGAGTTGCAGTACCAACACCTGCCCAATCCTGTGGGAGATTTCTTAACTTAGTACGATAGTCCTTCCAGCGTTGCTTAACTGCATCAGGCATGTCCTCTGCAATACGAGTGTCACTAGAGTTAAGTCTAGCAGTTCTCTCTGCTCTCACCCAATCCCATCCAAAACTATTATCATCAAGTGTATCATTATCAGGTTGTTGATTAGAGAACCTAGGAGTAGACCAACCACCAGCACCATCATTAAGTGCAGGATCATAATAGAATGATCTCATATCATACACTTCATGGAAGTGATGAGGATCTTCAATCTTAGGATTAGGTTCTGATGAAGGACCACATACAACTTCTATCCTCTGAGGTGCTGATACTCCACCGTACATAGCAGCAGCATGTATAGGATACTTATCTGCATCTAGACTAACAACATATGTATCTATAGGTGGTGTTGGAAACTCAGGACCATTAGTATCATATACATCAAATATCTCACTAGTTCTATTTCCATCAGCATCTTTCTTCATTATAACAGAAAGATATTGTGGACCAACATAGGTGTCAACACCTACTTGTGCATCGTCTTGGTCTTGTCCCTTCCAAACACTAGGTACTGGAAATAAAAATGTTTTGTTTATGTTAGCCATTGGATTTTTTCAGGTGTTCTCCTTCATTTGTTATTTATTAAGACCATGTAGTGACGACAACCATACCTGCTTGTCCCCAATCACCCCAACAGTTAGAACCTTGAGTAGATGGACTAAATCCACCGCCACCTGGATAGAGTGAGTGACCATTACAGCATCCACGAATCGGTCCTCTAGAACAGAAGTCTCTTCCGTATGATGCTGGAGCACCCCAAGGACCAGAAGCACCTGATGCCATTTGTCTAAACTCAGTATGGCAATACTGGTTAGCGTGATATGTAGAACGAACTCCACCGATAGCAAAGTCGTAACCACATGAGCAAGACTGAACCTCACTGTAGCACTGGTTGCACTGAGCATGGTAAGCACAGTTGTAGCACCAACCACCACACTTCTGTCTACCCCAAGCACCACCGTTAGCACAGAAATTATTCAATCCACTACCCTGAACATAAGTTACGCAACCACAGAATCCGCAACCTGTTCTACCATGACAGCATCCACAACAACTACATCTGTTACTACCACCTGCACAGATTGTATATTGTGAAGATCCTGGAGTATAGTCTCCTTTGTGTGAATATATTTGCTTCATCGCATAAGAACCAGATCCACCAGGAATTCCCATGTTAGACTGGCAACATCTTCCTCCACCACCTGATCCACCAGATGCTTGTAATTCAAATCGAATTGTCAATGCCTTAGCTGGTGCAGTCCATAAGCAACAGCAACCTCCGTTTGATGGACTCCAGTAACAGCAGTTACTAAACATGTACCTACATGTTACAGCAGTAGAGAATCCACTAACCTGTGCTGGTCCTAACGAGTTTGCTATAACCGCTTGGTCCCCCTGCAATTTTTTATATGTTTGATAATTAGCCATTGCTGATACTCTGTGGTATTAGTATTTAGAAAAAGATATAACGAAAAGGGAGTGATAGACACTCCCGTGAGGAATTAGATGGTGATAATTCTCCATCCTTGTACGCCATCATAGAAGACCATTTCAAATGCAGCACCCTCAGTATTAACTGTCATGTCTTGAGCATCACCCATGATTGGGTTGCCGTTTCTATTGATAGTTAATGGACTGGAATCAAATGTGTCTGCGACATCAAAGATTCTAATTGTGTCACCTTGGACTGGAGATCCAGGTAGCGTGATGGTAAATGAACCGCTTGTTGTGTTACAGAATGCTTGCTCTTTGTTCTTAAGAGTAGTACCGTTACCAGTTACATTAACATTAGCGTAAGCACCTAGTGGTAACCATCCTGTACCATTGTAGAATTCAAATCCATTAGCATCAGTGTCATAACGGAGACCACCTTCTAGTAAGTCAGCACCAGTAGGTCTACCTGACTGAGCACCACGAGGAGGAACTAAGATGCCAGATGTTCCATCCATCTTACCTCTCGTTAGGAATCCACGAGTTGCTTTCTCAGTAGGAACAGCGAGGTTAGAATCTCCACTCATTGTTTCATCAGAGGAGAATTCGTTAATCGCTTCACCAATCTGACCACCGATAGCACCCAATCGTAGTTCGGTCAAACCAGAAAGGTTGAATGCGGAAGCGTCCAAGGTAGCAGCACCAGTTAACTGGTTAACTGAGAAGTATTCTCCAACCCTGAAGTTACCTCCTTGGTCAGTAGATACGAAGAAGATCTTACCAGTGTTCTGAATCGTAGTCTCATTACCCTGAGAAGCATTGTTCTCATTTACATTAGGATAATTTGTTTCAGTTGTGTTACCAACACCAATGAGTAGGAAGTCATGACCAGTTAGTCTGATCTTGGAGAACTTACTTCTCATTACAAATTCTTGACCGTCATTACCTATATCAGGTGAGCCTCCTTTTCCAGGAGCGATAGTAACAGTAGCACGACCAGTAGCAGCAAGGATTGCATCAGTAGATGTCTTACCTATACCACCTTGCATACCAATGTATGCATGGTCTCCAGTATAAGTAGATGCTTCATTTTCACCACTAGTGTTTAAGCAGTTAAAGACTAGAGTTGTTGAACCAGTACCTGTAAGAACAGGAATTGGCTGGTTAGCGATTGGGTCAGTCGCTCTAGGATATGCAGTAGATGATATGTTACCATCCTTATCACAAGTAAAGCAGAGAGATCCAGTAGTAACTCTAATATAATCTCCGTAGAGTAAGTTGTGAGGTTCTGATGTATAGACTGTTACGATACCTACATTAGGATCATAGATTGCCTCATTAACATCAAACTTATTACCCTCAACATAATTCGTCTGTGTTCTAACAATATAAGTGTTCGTATCGGAGAATCCCAGACCAACTGTTGTGAATCCTATCGCATCTCCAACCGTAGGAGTAGTGGATAGTCCAGCAACCTCAAGAAGAATATCTTTCTGTCCAGCAACAGCGTTAGCACCTGTACCAACTCGGAAGTATCCAGTAGCACCTGCACCAACAGAATCAAGTTCAACATACTCACCAGGAGTGAATACTGTAGTACCCATACCTACTGCACCGTTAATGAGAGCAGGTTCACTAGATGTGTTACCAAATCCAGTATTGTACTTGAAGTAGATAGCGTCAGCAGCAGACTGATCATTAGTTAAGGTAGCACGAGCACCTGATACAGTACCACGCATAGTAGCACCAACAGCAAGAGTACCAACATAAGTACCCACAACGGTGACCATCTTATCACCGTAAAGTTTTCCTGGTCTTGGAACCTCATGAGTAGAGAATCCTGTAGCAACAGAACCGTAAGTACCATAAGAGTTGTTACCTGATAGAGATCTGATCTCAGATCCATCATCAGAGAAGTAACCGAAACGACAGTAGTATGTGAAGCAAGATACAACTTCAGCAACAGCGTCATCTTCTAGCATAAATCCAACACCATCGGAATGGATGTTAGTAAATGCATCAAACACCATAGACTTATATCCTGCACCTTCTGGGTTCAAGTGATGTTGTCCACCCTCAATTAGAACACCAATACCACCACCATGACCTGTTCCATCTTTAGCAACATCAGAGAATGTAGTACAGTCTTTGATGTATGGAGATCTTGTTAGGATAGATTCGTTAGGGTTGAGTCTTACATACACACCGCAAGCAGTAGTACCAACACCAACCTTGTGTTGCATTAAATCTGTATTGAATGGATCAGCAGGATCATAGTCGAATCCTTTCAATCCCTTCATAGTAATACCCTGAATTGTTGTAGCGTCAGACACATAGAACATCGTTGAACGATCATTCGGTGTGACACCATCAGTCGATACACCTGAGTTAGGTTGAACTGTTGAACCTCTTAGAACATCACCAGCGATGGAGAAGTTCTTAGGTAGAACAATAGGTAAGTCCTCATTGAACACACCAGCAGATAGTTTTAGAATAACTGGTGCTGCGTTAGTAACTTGGTTTAATGATCCAGCAGGCTGAGGATTTGAATATGTGTGTGGTATTGTTGAAGCACCAACACGAGTTACGAACTGTCTGTCACTATTAATACCAGAGATAGTAAAGTAGTAACCCTCTAAACCTGATGGGAAGTCAGTACCTGGACCTAATCCAGAGGCACAAGTGAAGTGTAGTCCGACTAATTTAATCTCACCACCCACGAACATACCGTGGTTGGTTGCTGTAGAAATGGTAGTAATACCAGTTGTATTATCATATACTGCATCAACAATATCTAACTGTGGATTTGTTGATGTACATGCAAACGCAATGGTTCCGAATGCAGCGTCGGGAGACTCTCCAGACTTAGCGTTCGATCCCCTCTGTGCGTCAACATAATAAACTTTAGTTCTTTTAGCAGCAAATTCCCATGTAATTTCATCACTCGTACTTACATTCAGGAATGTACCTTGAGTACCAATACCCTGTCTCGTTGGGCCTGTACCGTTTCTAGTGAGTAGGTCACCCTTAGTCGTTAAGAGTGCTGCACTATCTCCGATAGCAAATGCTTGCCATATAGTTGGATCAGTACCAGGAGTTGTTCCGTAGTTAGTAGATGCAACTGAAATGTATGCTGAAGACTGGAACTCAGCGATGTCACCAATCTCATAGTAGGTTGATGTTACATAAGCACCAGTCCAATTAAATCCACGATGAACTAGTGACCAACCATTAATACCTGTGTCTACTGTAGTACTACCAATACCTGTTGGTCTCTGCCATGCCTCAATCTTTAATGCATCAGCTTGATAGGTGTTACCACCAAATCTTACAAGTTGACCTTTAGCATAGTCTGAAGTTTGATCCCATGCATCATTACCACCTGTACCAATACCTAAGTTAAGGAACTTCCATTCGTCTGGGTTCTCGTTAGGCTGTTTAGCTTGTGGGTTAGTACCAATAGCAACATAAGTAGATCCCTTATACTCAACAATATCTCCTCTCTCATACCTTGAAGTAGCAATATAAGATCCCTCATTATTATATGCAGCAGAAAATGCACTAAAATTAGCAGCAGGTGGATAGAATCCATCTGATCCAATACCATTAGGGTCGGTAGTCTTAGAATGAATGTCTCCAGCAATCTGGACAGGTGCTATACAACGATAATCTTGGACACCAAAAGTTACAACATCATTAATACCATAGTAGGTATTAGTTGTAAGGTTACCCCTGAAGTTAAGACCTTCTGCGTAGAGTTCCCATCTTGCAGGGAAATCAGTGCTATACCAATCACTAGATAAACCAGTAGAGGTATGCTGACTCGTACAGATATAAAGATTACCACCTTCCTGTACAACATCGTCTACGACATATGCTGTAGAGGCAGTCCACTCGCCTTTATAATCAAAACCACTAGTATGAGTCTGCCAATTAGCAGCATCACTAGTGAAGTTTGCTTCTAAGTTTTGTGAGGTATGGTTACCGATACAGACATATGAAGTCGCACCGAATCTCACGATGTCGTCTACAACATAGGCGGTGGATGTTGTCCAGTCTCCACGCCAGTTGAACTTCAGTCTGCCAAGTCTAAATTCTGCCATTGTTAGTGCTCTTTATACAGGTCCAGAGTAAGTGTGGGATCCATTGACTTGAAGGACTAAATATCCATCAGAATCTAGGAAATAATTTATGTTTCGCCTGTCATAGCGAATCTGTTGATATTTATCTTGTGGATGGTTGCTTAAGGATTTTTGTTCCGTAGTCTCCTCCACATAATCTTGGTAGTCGCCGAAGCCTTCTACCTGTGTACCATCCAATCTAAATGGTTCAAAAGTTTCAGTAGTAGATGCTGTGCTCACCTTAGTAAGATGAAGCATATCTTCATCATCCCTTCTTAAAGCATAAACATAGTAGCCTTTAGAATCTTTGGGTTGGAAGTGTGAGTTACTTAGTGTAAGTGCCATCAGCTAACAATGCTCCAGTAAGATCCGTTCCATAAAAGCATAACAGTGATCGTAGAAACATCTAAAATTAGAGGGGGATCCTCTATATTTCCGATTGCATCCCGAAATTTATTCACAGCGTCAGTAATAATAACATTATTTATGTGCCAAGTATTTGCTGCATCATGGAGTTCGATACTATCTCCAACTGATAATCCCACAGTGGGCATCGAGAAAGTTAATTCTCCAGCAGATGTATCAATTACATACCGTTTGTTAACAACGAAAGCAGCGTTTGCATTCTGGTAATTCCATACAGGAACCGCACCAGTAGCAGCAGAAGCAACCGTCTCAATATTATTACCATTTCTAATGTAGATCTTTTGGTCTACAATATTAATGGCCATCTCTCCATCTTGGAGATCGGACAGACCTGGAATCTGTCCGATGGTAGTACTTCGTTTTGGCTTAATTGCGGTGGGCATTATCTAGGCTCAGACGCTTCTAAGTTATTTATCAGAAGTAATTAATTGCTAGAACCAATCTCATCTTCTCATCAGTACAGGTAGAACTGCTATGTTCCTTAGATCCATCAAAGGTTACTAATCTATTCTCCTTATTCAATACCCTCTCACCATCATCAAACTCTGTAAAACCATTACAAGTATTAAGATAAACTAAAGCTGCACCATGAGGAAAAGGATAATCAGTATGTCTCTCATGAATGATCTGCTTACCTTGATTAACATACAACAATATCCTTGCTCTGATAAGAGCTGCAACATTCAATTGTTTTAGTACAGGTTTAATCTCTTCAAAGAAACTACTTTCAGGTACATGATCCTCATATAATCTATGAACAAAATAAAAATGATCTGCCTGTGCCTCACCATAGTTAGCAACATTTGATTGATAAAGCCAAGGAAAATTACACCCTGATACTTCTTTCTTAAGATGTTCAAAGTAATCCTTCTCTAAAAAATTATCTTTAACTTCTTTATTCATTAGTGATTCACCAAATTAAATGATAGTGAGATACGAGTCTGATCACTATCATTTATATCAACTCTATGAGGTATATGTGCAGGGAACATAGCCATCTGTCCGTCAACAGGAGTAAAATTTATATGAGTATCATCCATGATCTCTGAAGTAACAAATGCCATTGGATCCTCGAACTTAATTGGAGGAGGGTCTACATCATCTGGTATTCGTATCCATAAAACACCAGCGAGTAAACATCCTGGATGAGTATGAGTTACATTATAACAATACTTATGATTAAAATTAAACCACATATTACATAGTCTTAGTTTATCCCACTCCAACACAGTATCTTTACAATATTCTTTTTTAGTTGCAACAATATGTTCTGATATTCTATTTAATAATGGTGCAAAAGATTCTTCTAAGTAAAAATTATCTGGACTTTGATACCCACCATAATTACTCCTATGATTTGTTTCATGTTTATGTGAATAATCTATCATCCATGTTATTAGATCATGTCTATACGACATAAAATCTGAATCTTCAGAAACTATTATTTTTGTAGGAAATAATAATTTCTCTTTACTTACTGTGATCGTCATCTTTCAATCTAATAATGATACGATTGTTCTGATAGTCAGCAACCATTTCTAAGTCAACATCATGTGGCCACATCATCTCCTCATAGAGAGCATTAAGTTTCTCCATGTCCTCATACAAATCATTTACTTCAGACATAGCTAAACAAGAAATCTTTTACAAATGATTCAGACTTATCCTTACCAAACTTTGCGGTAAGATATCCTCTAACAGGATCTAATTCAGTCATGTAAGCATCGAAGTCATGGTACACGGTAGTGTCTTCCCCTTCAGGTTTAGTATTATCTATCATCTCCCTATATTTTGAGAGATAATATTTAAAGGTGGGTAAGTATGTATTAACTGTATCAGGTGTACAGTATCTTACAAATATATTTTCAGAGAAATGATTACCCATTTCAAAGAACCTATACTCACCAGTATCTTTTGGTAGTGTGTCAACAGAGAACAAATACTTTTCTCTTGGATGCTGGAAATCAAATACTATTATAACTTTCTTCTCACTAAACTTCATAAGATCCATACCAAAACAAGGAAGGTCAGCACCTGTCTTAGGATACAGTATAGTATTATAAATGTCGGATCTAGGATCCTTAATCAATGCCTCTCTTGCCTTAAGAAAGTGACCTCCACTACGGATGTCTGCTTTTAAAGTAGCACCCTTTGATTCCCATCTTGCCCACTCTTCCTTTACTTCTAGTTCAGGGAAGGTTTTGTATAGAGCTTCCACATAGCCCTTCCACAAGGTTTCTTGCATGATTATTATGTTGAATAAGTTTGTTCATCCAGATCCTTTCATCTAAAGTTACTGGTACTCCATCTGTTGTAATCATTCTACAGCAGATGTCTGTTAGTTTTAGTCTGTAATTACTAGAAAGCATTGATGACTAGGGGTAGAAGGTGATGTTCACATTGTTGAACTGCTCTTGTTAAAGATTCAACTGTTTCTCCAGGAAGAATAGGAACTTGTTGTTGCTTTATTATAGCACCTGAGTCAAGATATTCGTTAACAAAATGAACAGTGCATCCTGTTTCACATTCACCTGCTTTAAGTGCTTGCTCTATAGCATTAAGTCCTTTGTACTTTGGAAGTAATGATGGATGTAAATTAATTATTCTACCAGGAAATTCATCACAGAATTTCTTAGAGACTATCTTCATCCACCCTGCCATGACAATCATATCAACATTATATGCATGGAGAATCTTAATAATATCATCCTCATCCTTACTGTAGACGCAAGGTATGTCTAGTCTTTCTGCTCTCTTCCTTGCCTTACATTTCTTTTTGTTATACACCATGAGTACAACATCATGCTTAGGACATGAGTGTACTATGTTCTCGAAGTTTGTACCCTCTCCAGAGCACATAACAGCTAGTCTCATTGTAGATACTCCACTATTTTAAGAATGCCATAGGCAGTGAATACTTGAGGGATAATAAAAGCTACCATTGCTACGACCCAAAAGACATAGTAATAGTTTTCTTTGTTCTGTGTTCTCATTAGAAGTGATCCTCCAATCCTTCTTGTGGTACAGGTTTCCAATCTTTACCATAATATTTTTCTAGAATATTATGATGGGGAGCACGATCAAGTTGCTCTTGTGTGAATGTAATCTTCTTAGGAGGTGGTGGTGGAAACAACTCTAGTTGTATACCATGTGCCTCCCAAAACCATTCCTCTGGATCCTCTCCTTTCATGTGAGTAAATCCATAGTAAGAACCATCATCTCTCTGATAGAGAAAATGATGGTCGTGAGGATTGAGTAACCACATCTTAGATAATTTATCTGTGGTCTTGTACCCAATCTCCTCCTTTGTCAGCTTCTTCATACACTCCCGACTGCATCATCATCTTCGTATATATCGTATGGTCCTTGCAATCTTTTCTGATGTTCTCTCTCATCCAATACTTCATTAATCAACTCCTTAAGTTCTTCCCTAAGTTTAGGTTCAAGTAATGTTAATGGTGTAGGATTAAATGGTGGATAGATAGGTTCACCATTCTCATCCTTAGGAAATACATTATCCTTACTACCTCTGGTAGGAGGACCACTCATCCCTTGTGTATCTATTTTATCCATGTGGATCGTAACGGTTAAGAATTGAAAATACAATTGCTAATGCTATTAGACCAATACAAATCAATGTTAATAATAAGTGCATAAAAAAAGGGGGTCGTTTGACCCCCCTATTATATCAGACTCATCATCTTCAGGCAACTCATCCCAGTAAAAGAATTGCATCTGGGATAACTTGCAGTGTTTCAATGGTCTTTTTAATTTCATTAACCTACAGAAGGAGCAATGAGTGCAACCTCAGATGTCTCAGCAGATGCTAAGTCAAGTGGGAAGTTGTGAGCATTACGCTCGTGCATTACTTCCAT